TTACAACGCGGGGTCTAGAGATGATGTTGTCATAACGCTGGCATTACTTGCAAAAAGAGCCTCTGCGCGACCTCCGGCTCCCACGTCAGCAGAGGGCATCCAGCGACCATAAACCTTGGCGATCATGGTCCAGTCTTTGTGGCCCATTTGCTGAGCAACCCACATTGGATTTTCGCCAGCGCTGAGCATCATCGAGGCGTATGTGTGCCGGCTCTGGTAAGGGCGCCGCCACCGCACGCCCGCTTTTTTCATTGCGGGAACCCAAATCACTCGGTAGATGTAGCCGGCATGTCGCCATGGTTCGCCAGTGATGGTGTTCAGGAACACATGCTTTCCGGCCAGGAAGGTCAGTTCCTTCTGCTTGAGCAGTGCCTCTCTTGCAGGGCCAAGCAGCTTAACCGTTCTCCTGCTAGATGCGGTTTTGGTCGACTCGGGAACCTTGGCCGCCCTGGTCTTTGCCCGAACAATTCGGATTTCCCCAGCGATCCAATCGATATCCCCCCATTCCAGCGCGATTAGCTCGCTAGGACGAAGCCCCGTCCAGAACGCGAACTGCAGTTGAGCCCACGTCTCCCCCCGCGCCGCCCTGAGCAGCGCCTCCTGCTCCTCCCGGGTGAACGGATCTACGTCATCCTCCTCCTTGATCTCCTCCCGATTCTTGTATGCCCACCCCGAAAGCGGGTTGCTCTCGATGATTTCGTCCTCCACTGCGTCATTGAGCGCCGACCGAAAGCAGGTCTGAACTGTGGTCAGCCTACTGTTCGAAACCTGGTAATCGGACAACTGATCCTTGATTACCTTCTTGTTGAGCTCTCCGAGCGACAGATTCCCAAACATTGGCTTGAGTATCGATCTGATGATTGACCGGTATAGGGCCGTGGTGCTCGATTTGAAGGTCTTCGTTTTCCGCTCCAGCCATTCGTCCAGGTAGACGCCGACATTCTGGTTTGAGCTGGCTCTGGCAAACTGGGCGGCGCGCTTTGATCGCGGGAATGTGGCGGCGTAATCGAATGTGCCATTTGATATGGCGTACTCGATTGCAGACTTGTGCTGCTCCGCCTTTTTCAGGTTAGCGGCGGTGGGCTTGAGCTGGACCCGCTCCCGGCACCGGACGCCCTGGTATTGGAATGTGATTTCGATACTACTTGAAGACGCGGGCCTGACGCCTCCCCCATCTCTACCCATGAGTAATACCCCTCAACGTCAATTAAGATTCTTCCGTCAGGCGCTTTGCGCCAGACCATGTGCTTCGGCCATTTGCCGTCGCGAATTTTGGTCCTTATGGCATCCGGTGTGTAGCCAGATTCGCGGGAGAATTGTTCCACGGTCTTGTATCGGACCATTGCGCGCCTCCTCAGGCCGTGAAGTGGTGCCCGACCTTCGCCGCCCGTGCGGCTTCCTCGGTGCGGAACATGAGCCGGGTTTTGCTGGTGCTGCCCCAGCTGTTGTATTCGACATCGACCCACCAGGCGCCGAACTTGCGGTACGGCTCGCCGAGGATCTTCGTCACGTAGCAGTCGATCAGGTTCATGGATGGCTCCTGGCTCAGTCCCAGCTGAGCTTTTCGGGCATGGGCGGGATTGTTTCGAGGCTGGCCAGGTTGAACAGGGTGAAGTACCCGCCGTCCTGAGGCCGCCAGCCCATGGTGTCGATGTGGATGACGTTGCCGAGCGCCGCCGGCTTGTGCAGTGGGGTGTGGCCAACCACCAGCGCCCGCAGGCCCTGCACGCCATCGGTATCGCCAAGCTCGATGCGGCTGCGCGACCACATGCAGGTGTTCTGCGTCAGTCTCAGCTGCTTGGCTGTCTCCGGCGCCTCGAGCGCGGCCCGCAACTGGTCCCAGGACGGGAAAGGGCAGTCAGCGTGCACGACACCGACCAGGCCACCGGGTGTCTCCACCTCAATGGCGATCGGCAGCTCACGGAATTGGGCAGCGAACTCTCGTTGCTCATCCCATGCCAGGCCGGCGAACCAGGCGCCGCCGTTGTAGACCCAGTTGTCTACGTCGCAGGTGTCGAATCGGCAGACGTAGTCGTCGTGGTTGCCGCGCACCGGGTGGAACCAGGGCTTGGCCAGCCATTCGAGCACGTCGCGGCACTCTGGCCCGCGGTCGACCAGATCGCCGACGCTGAACAGCCTGTCAACCGCCGGATCGAATCCGGCCGCGTCCAGGGCAGACTGCAGCCGGGTGAAGTGCCCATGGATGTCGCCGACCGCGAAATCGCGGCCAGCCGTGTTTGTGGCGAAGCGCTTGATGCGCACCACCTCGATGGTTTCGAGCATGCAGTATCCTTGCCCGCGCATGTCGGCGGGCTTGAGTAGTAGGGGGGATGAGTTAGGCGCGGTGGCCGCTCTTGCAGAACCAGTCGAGCGCGTCGCAGATCAGCGGGTTTTCGTACCAGGTCTCGATCTCGCGTTGCTCATTGCGGTCGCGGAAGAAGGTGGGGCCGAGGTAGTCGTGCCAGGCCATGAACACGCGGGCGCCGTCCGCCAGCGGCAGGCGGTATAAAGGCGACAGGCAGACAATACCGTGCTCAATGCGGATGCAGGTCATCGCGGCCACCGGTAGAGGTGGAAGGCCACGAACATCAGGGGCAGGATCATGGGTTGGCCTCCTGCTGCACGCCAAGCTCTCCCATCACCTCGGTGGCGATAGCAAAGCCAGGGCTTCCAAGTGGGCATTCCTTGATGATTCGGTTCAAGCCATCGATCAGATCGCGGGCTGTGCCGATCATCATGTCGGCGTCAGCATCCATATCCAAGCCGAGAGCTTCGCCAATGCTGCCGATGGAGACGCAGGCATCCAGCAGCATTCGCTTGTTGCGCTCGGCCTCCTTGCGCAGCGCCTCGTTCTCGGCTTTGAGTTGGTCATACGCCGATGCCATCACGACGTACGGCCCGTGTGGGTCGTAGCTGATCCGGTTGCCGCCCTCGGAAAGCATCTTGACGACCCTGTAGCGATGAACTTCGGTCATTGCATCAGCTCCTTCGGCACCTGGACGGTATCGCCGAGCGTGGCGGTGACGATTGCGCGTCCGGCGGCAAGTAGGTGGGTTTCTGCGCGAGCCGCCCCGACAGACTGACCAACCGAAACAACCGCCCTCAGCATTCCAGGGCGCGCCCATTGAAAGTCGGCCTCGTACTTATCAATCATCGGCCCGCCCAGCGCCCAGTCTTCCCACGGGTTGTAGCGCTTGGTGTGCTCGATGGCCTGGCCCTGGTACCGAGCGAACACTCGCCAAGGCACACCGTTGTAGCCGGGCGGCTCCAAGTACACATCCAGCCCTTCGGCCTTGCCGACTGCCCAGCCCAGTGCCTCACCGGAAAGGTTGGATACCCTCACTTCGATCAGGTCGGTCATGGTTGAACCTCGGCTATGTACTCATGGCAAAGCTTGCCGGTTGCGATGTGCTCAAGGTTCCCTTGGGCGTTGGTGCAGAACTCGCCCTTCGGCAGGTACAGGCGATCGAACTCTCCGTGCCATTCGCGGATGCTTGGATCGCATGCGGAGCACAGCATCCAAGGCTGACTGGGAAGCCCGCGCCACTGCCCTTCCATGTGGATCCAGAAATTGCTGGTGGCAGTATTCTCTCGGCAGCCACATTCGTAGCATTGGAATAGGCTCATGGCACCACCCCAATCATTTCCCCCTTGAGAGTCGCCGTGGCCTTCATATCCAGAAGCATCGCGGCGGCGTGTTCAGCTGAAATGGCGTGCAGATAGCCGCTGAAAGTGCCATCCGGGGTTTCATAGTCGAAGGTGAAAAGCTTCCAGGTGCGACCGCCAACCTCACAGGAGATTGGCAGTTCCACAGTTTTCGATAGCTGGCTCACAGCTGATACCTCTCATCAATCCAGCGCCCAGGCGCCAGAGCGGGTGTAGGTTCGGGTTGGGTTTCGTGCGGGGAGAGCTGGCGCTGGTTGCCGGCCTGCAGCTGGCGGTCGGGGATGCAGCTGATGCCTACCCCATTGAGCAGGTAGCAGGTGACGCCGCGCTGGCTGTCGTGCTGCACGTCGATGACGTTCTCGGTTGCGCTGGCGCCGGTGGTCAGCAGCAGTAGGCAGAGGGCGAGGCGGGTCATGGCTTAAGCGCCTCCATGCCTTGGTCGATTGCGCGGTCTAACGCACCATTGGCAAGAATGTCCTCATGCTCGGCGTAACCGCAGATTATGGGAGGCATGTTGTACTCGCTGCCCAAGTCCTCCTGTCCGTCCGGGTCGCGCAACCAGCGGTACCGCTCTGCGTCAGTCCGGAGAGCGCGGACTTCTGCAATCAGGGCCAACATGACGGCAGGGCGCGCGGCGCGGTAGTACGCCTCAGCATGAACGTGCGGCTCACCAATGCCATAGAACTGGACACCCAGTGCCACGCCGTCGTAGTTCAGGTAGTCGGCCGTCAGCTCGACAGAGCCTTCACCGCCACACCCAGGGCATTCCATCCATCCTTCTTCGGCGCCACCGACTTGGGCGCTGACGAAGTCTTGCGGGGTAGCAGCCTTGGCCGCCGCCTCGATCGCGTCGAGGTCCAACTCAATTTTTTCGGGCATGACGATTCCTTGGCCACCATATCGCGGCGGTAAGTTGTACAAGTGGTTGGGTTCGGTACAAGAAAATCGGCCGGTGGTCCGATTCAGTTCTCAAGCTGCGATACCGAGATTGCGTCTCGCCTCGCTTTGGCTATGGTGAGAGTTCACCCGTGGCATACAACTAAAATCGTAGGAGGCCGACATGAGGATTCGCGGTGAAGTTTTCTGGGAGTGGGCTGATCCAACGCTTCACCACCGAACTCATGACGAAGAACTCGAGGATGGAACGGTCATTGATGTTCAGGTGCGCCTGTCGCGAACGGGTAACACGCAGATGTTCATTGGGGTATATGCCGCGAGTGGCATGGCCCTTCACGAAGAGGCTTTCGATTCCCGTCCCGGTGAATCCATGACCAGGGCTTTAGCCTGGGGCGTCGGACGGGCCCGCCGCATTGCCACAGACACTCTCCCAAAATTCGACCAGGTCGCCTGCTCGGGATAGGGCGGATTGGTTACACCGGGGTGGAGTACAGATGTGCTTCGTAGCGGTTTAGCCTTGAGCGCGCATGAAGGCCGCCATGTCGCCCATCTGCTCGACGATGAAGCGCTCTTCATCAGCTGCGGCCGCGATTATCCTTTCTCGGCGTTTCTTGCAGAGTCGGCAATCGACCATGGCCCAGTCGGCTGACAGCTCGGAGGATTCCCCTAGCCAGGTGCCGCAGGGCGCTTGCTCGAGGCCTTCCAGGTCGGTGAATGGTGCGAAGTGCGTCCTCACGTTGCCTCCGGCTCTGCGCTGGCTGATAGGGCGGTGCAGACCTTGCCTCGAAGCTTGTCGATAGCATTCCACCAATCTTTCCCGTACCGGTGAGCGAGCTTGGCGTGCCCGTCATGCGCGGTCATGATGTACATGAATTCGTCGGCTTCACGCAGCAGCGCATGCGCCTCGGCCAGCTGGGCGCGCAGGGCGTAGCGCTCTTGCTCGACGCTGGCGCATAGGCTCGCAACCTCATGCAGCCTGGCTTCGCACCGCTCCACCTCGCCATGACCGGCCATCGGCCCCAACCCAACAATCGGCAGCCCAGTTGCCGCCGCATCCCTCTCTGCCTCTTCTTTGATCCACCAGAAGGCAGTATCAACCATCCAGGCTATAGGCTCGGGGTTGGCTTGCGGCTCTGCGTGCGTTTCGCGGTACCCCGCCAGGAACAGCAGGTAGTCGCTGTGGGTGCGCTGGTCTTCGAAGCCGGTGCTGTCCTTGCGCAGCTCAGCCTCGCCCAGGCCGAGCGGGTTGAGCCTGATGAACACATCGCGTGGGTCGGTGTTGCTGGATCGGTTTTCTGTGGGCATGGGTAACTCCGGCTCAGGCGGCCTTGTGGCTTTCGGGTGTCCAGTCGGCCCAGCCGATAACTGGCATTCTGGTCTTGGGGCTGAGGATCTTCTTGCCCTTCTCGTCGAGCATGGCAGCTTTGCAACGGATCTTCAGGTCGCGGCATGCGCCGGCCTTCTTGGCCAGCTCGATAAACTGCCTCGCGTGCTGCGGGGTGTCGAACAGGGTGCTGAGCTGCTTTACCTTCACGCCGGCCATGATGGCGTCGGCGTTGCGTTGAACGGCCTCAACCCACTCTTCAAGCGTGATCTCAACTGGCGGCACCCCGGGCTTGCCGCTGGGCCTGGTGTTCTTGGTGCTTTTCCGGGCGTCGGCAAGCGCCTGAGCGGCGGTCATGCCAAAAACTGCGAACGTGCTCATGGCTCACTCCAGGCAGTCCAGGGCTTTCTGGAGCAGATGCTCAACCGAAAGCTCGCGGTCATCAGGGTCAAGTGCGCGCCTTATCCAACGGCAGGCGTCCTCGGCGTTGTCTCGCAGCTCGTCGGCATCGCGCGACTCTTCGTCGAGCTGATCTTCCAGGCGGCGGATTTCCTCGCGCAGCTCTTCTGCAGCTGCGCTTGGGTCAAGGCCTTGCTCGGTGATCCGTCGTGCGAGCTCCGCTGCAGCGCCTGGATCAAGCGCGGCGTAGTGCAGAAGCTCGTCTTCTTTAAGGGCATTCACAGGGATGCTCACGGCAATCTCCTTTGCTGGCGCAGCCGAATGGTGCGGTCTTATTGGGAGGGGTTTAGGCGACCAGCTGAACCAGAGGTATGCGGCTCATGTGCATGGTGTAACCGGTACGGAGCTCCATGGCCGCGTACTCGGCTAGCAGGGCGGGGTGATTGGCTGCGCCATTCGTGAGGTCGCGCTTGCTGGCCATGATGCAGAACACGCAGCTGAGTCGTTCATTGCCCAGGGCGTAGGCATAGTGCGGCTGCTGGCCGACGGCCTCGATGACTCCGAACACATCCTTGGCCGACAGGTCGTGCACGGGGAGCCATTCATACCAGGTGAGTACGCTGTTGCTGTCGCGCTCATTCATGCGGAATGGCTGGCGCTTTGCCCGCCCTGGCGACTCCTGAGCGCGCAGGCCCAGGCAGTTGACGATGACCTTGAAGCCATTGGCCTTGGCATAGCGCCGGACCTCCCGCTGGATCGGGCCGCGCTTGAGATCGCTGGTGCACTGCCTGGTCGATGCGGATGGCCAGCTGGGTACTTCCGGCCTGCCCTCGAAGCGCCTGGCCACCATCTCCAGAAGGGTCTTGGATGCCTTGGCTATGATAAAAGGGAGTCCGCTGTTGGCAGCCTGGTCGCGAGCCAACTCCATTGCGCCTGGCCACTCCATGGCGCCCAACGAGGCGTGCACCACTACGAGCTGGGCGACCGGGATGACTTCGAGCAGCTTGATCAGCTGGGCCTGGGAGTCTTTCCCGCCCGAATGATTGGCGACAAACAGCGCGCCAGATGCTACCAGGGCCTCAACGTCCGTCGGAATTTCCATTGGTGCTCCAGGCGCCGCCCTCGCCGGGGAGGCGTTATCGTTGAATAGGGGAAGGCGCTGGCGGGCAGCGCGGGGTCAGGCAGCCGCGGATAACGGCTGGGCTAGCGCCTTCTGAACTGCCTCGACGATGCGAAGCAGGTAGGTGTATTCGTGGTTTTCCTCGACCGCCTCTTCCTGGAGGGTGTGCCACCACTCTTCTCCGAAGATATCGGTGAGCAGGTCGTTGTGGTGCCAAGTCTCGTTTGGCACCTCCAGGCCTCCGAGGATCTCTACCTGGTCGAACAGACGTCGCGCCTCGTCCTTGTCCATGGATAGGTCGCGACGCGCTTTAATCACAGTTCTCCTTGCCAGCGCCTCCAGAGCGCTGCCACTGAACCTGGTCGAACTGATGCCACGGTCAAGGCAATTCAGCACGTAGCTGGCATTGCAGTTGGTGACGAACTCGGCAACCGTGCGCGGACCCATGCCACCCCAGTAGGCATTCCAGCTCTTGTCCCAGCAGCTAATGGTGATCTTTCCCTGAGCTGTCTGATAATTCGGATCCTTCTCGGTCGGACAGTCGCGGCGACCGAAGTCCTCCAGAAACACGCTGATCGGATCGAGGCGCGGAACGTCACTGATGACGAGCTTAGTTACTGTCGAGGTTTCGACCTTCATGTCGATCTCCTGGGCATGCGCCGCCCTCCGTGGCCGGATGCGGCATGGTGGCAATTTGGTTTGGGATGGGGTATTACGAGGCCGGGGAAAATTTCGGTGAACGGACTGGTGAAGCAATGAGCGATTCAGAGCAGTGCCACTATGAGGTTGAAATCCTCAAGCATCGGCGCTTCTATATCTTCTACGCAGTGGTGGCAGTGGCGATTCCCGTTGTAGCTCTTGGCATGGTCTGGGCTACCAACAGTCAACCCTTGTGGATAGCCAGGTCTGGCGCACTCATGGCATGCGTGGCATTCCTTGCTCATTTGAGCGCGGGATCTATGACCAAGGTTTTGTCTCCCGGCGGAATGGTCAGCATGACCTACAGCACTACACGAGCCAAATACATCGGCGCGATAAAGCGATATGACAAAATCGCCATAGCAATAGTCATCTTAGGTACGGTGGTGTGGGGATTTGGAGACCTGATTCCTGTTGGCGCCGTACAGGCATAATTACTTCGTCGCCCGGGTCCTGCTGAATCATCAACATGCTCTTCCGGTCAAAGGCCAGGGCCAGGCGCGGCGATATGCTGATCTCGTGCCGCGGAGGAGTGAGAAACTTCGCCGCGTGCAGCCGGCCCAGGGCGTGGATTCCGTGGATCAGAGCCTCTATCATCTGGCTGGCTGAGGCGTCAGCCCAGCCGCAGATCGCCCGCAGGTGCTGACCAGTTCGCTTCCTTGCCGACAGTCGTAGCGGCTCAGTCCGCGCCACAGATCGGTGAGCTTCGATTTCGTGGCGCGCTATCCTGAACAGCGCGTGATGCCCGAGAGCTTCGATGTGGTGAATCATCAGCGTCATGGCCTCGCCCTGTTCCTCGATCCCGGCCCACTCCATCAGCTCCAGCAGGGCCTGTTTAGTCCCTGGTCGAACCTTCAAGCGCAGGTCTTCTTCCTGCAATCGCTCTGCTTTCTCGCGCCGGCGCTTGTCGCGCTCTGCTTGGTCCATCGCCATACGGCACCTCCTTCAATCCGCTGGGCGGTAGGTTGAACTGCTCACGCCGCCTTGTTCTTTGCAGCGCGCTTCGGATTTTTCTGTTCAATCTCTAAATCCATGTCGTTCCAGCCGGCCAGGAACCAGGAGCCGTGGAACGTGTGAGAGGCGAATGGGTTGGCCAGCTTGCCGCCACCGTTGCGGCGGCATTCCCGGCCAAGGTAGTAGACGCTGGGATGCTCGCCGCAATCGCTCATGGCTTACTTCTCCAGGGCTTTCCGCAGGTACGGGTCGATGTCGGCCTGGCCGAGCAGCCAGCGCTTGTAGTCGCGCGGGATGTCTTCGATCTTGGAGCCGGCATGCTTGCCGAAGCGGATGATCTTCGGGATGCGAGCGTCTTCGGAGATTTCCCAGAGCTCTTCCCAGCTGGCCACCGGTCGCCCCAGCTGCGCCTTCAGGGTGCTGAATATGGCGGCCAGGAGGCGACGGCAGTTCTTCACATCATCAAGCGCGGCGTGGGCGTTTCTCAGAAGCTCGGGAGCTTCCGACCGGTAGTGGAGATAGATCATCGCCGACTGGGTGTGCGAGTCAGCATCCGGCCAAAGCATCGAGCTCAGGGCCTTGGTGCAGATGCGCTTGATATCCGGCTTGCCTATCACCCCCCAGTCGTAATCGACGTTGTGACCGATCAGGTAGGTGGCGTCTTCTGGCAGCTTGAAGGAATCATGCGGCGGGCAGTCGGCCAGCTCTTCGTCCAGGATGTGGCTGGTTGCCAGGGCGCCAAGTTCGATGGGCTTGGATGGCTTGTAGCGCTGCAAGAACTCGCCGGTTACGGCCAGGCCGGCACCGAGCTGCAGCCAGGCGGCCTCAACTAACTCGGGGTTGTTCAGGCCGGTGGTTTCAGAGTCGAAAATGTAGGCGGTCATATGAGGTCCATCGCGGAAGAGGAAGGGGTGGCAGCAGCGGGCTGGACTGCTGCTCATGAGCAATCAGAACGGGATTTCGTCTGAGAAGTCAGGCGGTGCGCCGTAGTCGTAGTTGTCTTGCTGGGCGTATCCGCTGGATACCTGCGCTGACTTCGGTCGACGGTCATGCACTGGCTTCTTCATCAACTGCTGGACCATCTTTTCCAGCTTCGCTGGGGTAGTGCAACGCGGGTCGAGGATCTCGGATGCCGTCTTTTCCGATTCGGCGCTGAATGGCGCGTAAATGATCGGTCGCGGCATGCCGGTCTGGCTGCTCTTCTCGATCTCCATCTGGATGAGCAGGCCGATTGGCTTCTTCAGGAGCTCGGGGAAGCCAGGGGCGGTTACCTGCTCACGCTGCTTGGTGTCGTTGTTCCATTTCTCGAACTGAGTTGGCTGCGGTGCGCCTACGGTGCGCAGCTGCAGGCAGGCCATGATGGCGTTCATCATGGCGTAGCCGCCCTCGTTTCGGGTGCCGTGCTGGTAGGTCAGGTTGAGGTAGAAGGTCGCCTCAGCCCCGTCGCGGCTCTTGAAGGTGAAGCCGATACCGGTAGAACCTGTGTCCTGCTTCTCCATGTATTCGGCGCGCAGGAACTCGCCAATAAACTTGCCTGCCTCGTCGATGAATGCTGACTTGTTGTCCGCGGATCGCGCGGCATTTGCGTCCAGGTTGAACATTCAGAAGGCTCCTATGCGGCCTGGTTGGTATTGGTGAGGTCGTAGTAGTCGCAGATCGCGGCATCGACCAGGGCGAGGTCGTTGTCGATCATTGCCTCTTTGAACATGCCCATCGGGGCCTTGGTGGTGTCCGACCCGTTGTTTCGGGTGCTGAACAGGTGCTGGCCGTCGCTGACAACCGATCGAAGGACGATGGTGACCATGCCCTCCAAGGTGATCTTCTCGTCCAGCATTTTGCCGATGGTCTTCATCTTGATCTGGCCGGCGTCTGTCTCCTCGGTGTGGCTGAGGATGTAGACGCGAACGTCATCGGGCAGACCGAGCAGTGCCTCGAAGATGTTCCAGGTGTGCCGGCCGATCTCGGTGAACTTGTCGAACCCTTTCTCCTCGCTCCGGCGCATGAACTCGTTGGCCAGGATGTACTGGAAGTCGTCGATCACGATCACCTTGCGCTTGGTCTGGCGGCAGGCACCGATGACCTTGACCCAGTTGTCGGTGACATAGGACTTCCACGCTTTAGAGCCGGGGAAGGGAAGCGGCTTTTTGATGACCTGGACCAAAGCCACATCATCAGGCTTGAAGTTGCGCAACGACGCGCTCTTGCCGGACCCGGACTTGCCGAGGATCAGGGTTACGGTTGCCATGCGGCACCTCAGCTGGGTTGGTTGTCCCACTGCCGCTCTATGCGAGCGGCCTCTTCTTCGTACTCTTTGCGCTCGTCGCCTTGGTACCGCTCAGGCGAGAACGATCCGACCGTGCTCCAGTCGAGCTGGGCGGCCAGGCGGGGTGTTGTGTTCATGGTTACCTCAGGAGGTGATGCAGCCTGCATAAGCGCTGGCGAGCATCCAGGCGGTGCAGAGGGAGAGGATGATGAAGCTGCCGCGCCACATGGCGAAGCGACGGGCGCGCTGGTAGCCGGTCATGGCCGCACGCGGACGGCGATGCGCCGCCCCTTCATTGTCACGCCGAGCCTGCGCTTGAGGCTGGCCACCGGCGTTTCCCGCGGCAGGCCGACGGCCTCGTTGAATGGGATGCCGAAGCTGATCACCGACAGCGTGCGCTCAATCTGCTCCAGTTGCTCATCGATCAAGGACTTCACAGGTGCTGTGCTCATGCCACTCTCCCGTTGGTTTCCATCCATCGCTCGTGTTCGCGCTCGATGATGCGGTTCAGGCGCTCGGTGTAGCTACGCTGTTCGGCCAGGTCGATGGCGCCGGTGAGGCCGGCCAGGTCGATGGCCATGACCAACTCGCCGCGCAGGATCTCGTTGAAATTCGCGCAGATCGCTGTGAAGCGGGAGTCGATGATGTCGACCACCGCCTGACGGGTACCCTTGTTCATGCTGTCCTCCGGGCGGCACCTGAGCCGCACATGGCTTCCATCCTGTCGAGAGCTGATCCGATCACTCTGCGGCTTTCTGCCCGCTGGCGTTCATCGCGCTCGCGGATCATCTTGTTCCAGGCCTCGTTGTTTGCCCGGGCCTGCTCCGAGGTCATATGGTCAACCCACGACGAGTCACCAAAGAGCTGGTACTGGCGGTCGATCTCGCGGGCCTGGGCGCTGTCTGCGTAAAGCTCATGCTCGCGAGCCATGGTCGCCTCCAGGTGGTGGGTCAGTCGGTGTATGCGATGTACTTGAAAAGGCCGTTCTTCGCGTCGAATCGCTCAAAGCGCCCGCCGAAGGTTCCGCGCACCTTGTCCTCGACTTCCTTGGAAGTGGTACCGATGGGGAACACGCCTTCCTTGATCATCGAGCTGCTGCTGTAAGGCTTGTCCACCCAATCGATCTTGGTCGGATCGAGCACGCGTGGCTTTGTCTGAATGTATGGGAGAGGCGCGCCCAGGCTGATGGATTCGATTTCGCGAACACAGAGAGGGTCATCGGCTGCGCGCCACCCACAATCAGGGCAATGCATGTCGGCGTTTTCGTGATTCCAGCAAGGTGCGGCGATGTGGCAGCTGCAATCCTTAACCGGCTCAATTTCAATGGAGCCTTCGCAGCCGTCGCGGGAGCAGGGTTCACCCTCGCAGTAACCGAGCTTGTTCATGGCTTCACCCGGGCGGCGAGCATGGCATCCGCTTCGATGTAGCGACTGATCGCACGGTAATCTGCCCAAAAAGCGATGTTGTCCAGCGGCGCCGAAGCGAAGTCAGGCATTGCGCGACCGACAATTGCTTCTGCGTAGCGGACGCCGACCTCGTCCGAAACATCGACCTGAGCCGCGAAGTAGTCGCGCAGGGTCATTCCATTGAAGCTTTCGTCGTCCTGCAGGCCAGGCACTGGGAATGCCGGGCCACCAGTTGGTTTGCTCATCGTGTAAACCTCAGTAGCCAACCGCATGAGGCAGATGCCAGCGCAGGCGACCAACCTCTGCGCGCCGTGAGAGCGCAGTACTGGCACCTGTCTGATGCGGTCGATGTGAAGGGAGGGGTGCAGGCGCCCGGCGCTGCCCGGGATGCGTCGAGCCTGGCCAGCTGATGCCCTCGGACTCGCCTGCAAAAAGGGTGTTACTGATCAGCCTTGAGATGGGCGATTGCCACCCGGTAGGCCGCTGCGTTGTCACGCTCAAGCTTGGCTTGCTCGTGATTGCCCTCAGCCTCGTTGATCGGCGCGTTGGTTTCGCAAACCTGAGCGCTGACCTCCAGCTGGGCGATAGCTGCTGCATGCTTCATGGGGTTCTCCTGTGGATGCGGGATGCATCGGACTGGGCTCGTGAAGGCTGGGCAATCGACCGATTATCCGCGTCGAGGTGGCCACCCCGCTGTTTGCTTGCAGCTCATCCGAGCCCAGTCCGATGAACCCTGCGATGGGGAGCAGGGAATCGGGCCGTCTTTCCGGCTGTCAGGGAATCAGCGCGTGCCCAGGACCGCCTTGGTGACGACCTTGGGAAATTTCTTGGTGCGGATCTCGTTCGCCTGCTTGTCGGTAAGCAGCCCTGCCAAGTACAGCGTGGTGATCGAGGTATTGATGTGGTCGAGGCGCTTGGCCTCGTCCGCGTTCATTTCCGGGAACTGCTGCGCGAAGGGTCGCGCCGCCCAGCCTTGTTCAAATGTCTGAGACATCGCGTTGCCCTCCGGGCGGTTGATTTATCCGTGGTTGGCGAAGTCACCATGCAGTCTCTGGCGTAGCTTCCGCGCTGCAAGGTCGGCTTCGTGCACATCGACGTAGAAACCGCCGTGGTGGACGCGGTAGTTCAGGCAGACCTGAACGTGCCACTTGCCCTGGCGCTTGTTCCAACTGACGTTCTTGAAGCCAGACGTGTTGTGTGCACGCTTGCCTTGGTTGTGGTTGTTTTGCTGGTGGGTGCATTCACGGAGATTGGCCCACCGGTTGTCATCAGTTTTCCCATTGATGTGGTCAATCTCTGCTACTGGCCATTCGCCTGTCATGTAAAACCAGGCCAGCCTGTGGAGCCTGTAGTTTCGATTGGCAATCCAGGCAAGCAGGTAGCGTTTCTGGTCTGGCTTGCCCAGCACATACCCATCTTCAATCCGAGTGAAAATCCCGGTATCCGGGTTGTAATGAACAAGACTTAGAAGCTCATCGTGAGCGATTCTGCTCATATGTCCTCCCGGTGCTTTCCACGAGACCCTGTCGCCAAGGTCGCCTGGAGAGCATCCGGCCCAGTCGAAAGGGCCGGAAATCTCGTTTCCTAAAGAGCTTGTTCAGGTCGGGTCCGCTTGATGCTTTCGCCTTGCGGGGCCTGGATCGGCATTTCGCTGCCGTCTGCTATCTGGCGTGTCCAGATGGTGTGAGGCTTGAGGGCCTCTGCAGTCCCTCGTGAGTGACTGCTTGAGGTGAATTTAGAAAACTAAACGGAATGCGTCAAGAATTATTTTAGAAATCTAAACGGGCGAGACGAACGGAAATCCCTACAGGCCGCACAATGTCAAGACTTCCGGCCCTGTAGGAGATCGGCTAATCTTGTGTCGTCCCTGTATGGATATACAGTTATTGGAGTGTCAGATGGCAAAGCCCCAGAAGCAGCAGGAGAGAGCAGTTATGTCGGGCGTGGAGCGCCTGGGCCTTCGGGTGTCATCGATGATCAACCACCCGATCGCACAGCAGCAGCGATGGGTCGTGATTCACCGCCTGGACACCGACGGTGACCGGGAGTGGGAAGAGGTGATGGGGATTCTCAAGGAAACTGACGGGATAGAGATGGAATTCAACGAGGAGGATGCCTCGGTCACGCTGCGCTGGGAGGCGTTCTCGGATGAAGACCCTCAGGCGCAGAACCAGGATGAGTTCGTTGCGATCGAGGAGCCGGCGCCGTTCTAGCGTGCAACAAAAAGCCCGCGCAAGGCGGGCTTCTTGGAATGGGTCACGCCTTCTTGGCGTTCCATATCAGCAGAACCTTCGCGTGCACCGTAACGTCATCAATCCGCGCGGTCTGGTTCTCGTAGTGCTTGTTGTCCGAGATCAGCCGGAAGTGGTCCTCATCGAGGCGCATCAGGCGCTTGATGTACAACTCCTGATGCCAGGTGATCACGTAGATGCCTTCGCCGATGAACTCGTTGATCCCGCGATCGACAATGACCAGGTCCTTGTCGTTGATCGTGCCTTCCATGCTCTGGCCCCAGCCGGTGATCATCGCCAGTGCCGAGGGAGCGGTGTAGGTGACGCCTTTCTCGCGCAGGATCTCCTCGCGCACCACCAGGTTGCGAACGGCCTCGTTGTAGTCGGCCGGCACCTGGCCGTGGCCCATGGCTGCCCGAACGTCGTACTGGGGGATGAGGATCTCTTCCTGGGTGGGTTTCAGGCTCGAGTAGGCGGCAGGCAGGTACTCCTGGCCATGGTCCGGGCTGTCAGCCTCAGCCGCCGCGGCCATCATCACCTCACGCGCCTTTTCGGAGAGGTTCTTCCCGGCTTTGGAGGCCAGCATCTGCGCAACCAGCTCTGCAGTAGTCGACCCAGCGCCGACAGATGAGGGCTGATCAGTAGCCTGGCCGGTGCCGTCCGATAGCCATTCTGCTGAGCACTCCAGCGCTTTCGCCAGGGCGAGCAGGTTCTTGCCTTTGGCGCCGTTCGTTCCGTTGATCCAGAAGCTCACGGTTCCCTTGGACACGCCAGTCAGTTTGCAGAGGTCGGCGGAGCTGAGATTTAGCTCCTTCATGCGTGCTACGACGCGGTCTTTGAATTCCATATTAAGGATTCTAAACACTTCATTGTTTAGATAACTTGCCTTGTGCTGTTTAGAACTCTAAACTCGGTGGCAGACATCGGAGAAACACCCATGACCTACGACGAAGCCCTGAAATTTTTCGGCACCGGCCGCGCAATCGGAGACGCCCTTGGCGTTACCGGCAGCCGCGTTTCTCAGTGCCGTACGACAGGCGGGTTCTCCTACCCAATGCAATGCGTTTTGGAGAAGGAGTCGAGCGGGGCGCTGATCGCGAAACGCGAGGACGACCCGGCCAACTCGCTCAAGAAATCCGCCGCTTAACCCATTTCATAGCCGCAAGGAGCCAACCAAGCATGTTTCAGGATCCATCCCAAAAGCGTGACATCCCGGTCAAGGTTCGTTTCGAGCCCGTGCTCGATCGAATCCTGCGTCGTGCTGCCAACAAAACCCGCAGGCAGCATGCGACCTACCTCTACGAAATCATCGAGTGGGCCGTCGACAACGGTGTGATCGAGGAGCTGATGAAGCCTAAGAAAGAAGATATCGCGGGCTGAGGCCCCCTTGGAGGGCCGAATGTTTTTCGAAATGAGCAAATTGTCGCCTGACGCCAGGCGACGGATCGAGGCCCTGATGAGGGCCAATGACTGGTCCCTCGACACGGCAGTAAAGGAGATGGTCCTAGAGGCCGTCGCTGCTGGAGCCACTTCAGCGGTTGGTCGCCAGAAGGCCAAGGTTCTGCAGTTGGTTCCCCTGAAAAGGGCCTCTGAGAGGGACTCTTCAGGGTAGGGCGGAGGCCCTCATAACACTCAACCACAAACGACCGAAGCATCCAGGGGATCACCCGATGGCCTACGACGACAAAGCACACCGCCACGACCACCAGGTCAAGGTCCGCTTGGATGACGAGGACTTCAACGAGCTGAAGGGATACGCCCTGGAGCTCAAGGCTCAGCACAGCGTGCTTGCCCGGGAAATCATCCTGGCCGCGCTGGCGTTCAAGAAAGAGCACGGCCACCTGCCGCTGATCAACGATAAGAAGGCCAGGGCCTGAATAGGTCAAGGGAGGACAAATGCCGCCTGCAAACGAAGCGGTACCGCAGCACGACGTAGAGGTCGCCCGGTTCCGCCGGAATGACTTCGCGGACCTGGAGGCCTGGGCGGAGGAGGTTGGTGTCAGCACCGACGAGCTTGCCGCGCAGATCCTGAAGAAGGCCATGCACTTCCTCTCGCAGCGGGGGAAGCCCAAGAGCAACAACGTGGTGCCGTTCGCGGCGCCGAGGTAACCGTCCGATCCCTAATTAGGGACCCGGGCGCCAGTCCCTCATAAGGGACGCCAAATCGCAGAGACAAAAAAGCCGGGATTGCGGCCCGGCTCTCTGCATAACAAAACTCGTAGGGGAATTATGCATATGCAGACCCAAAGTGTACAGGCCCTCTCAAGGGCCGCGCCACAAAATGCGAACCACGATTTCGTGGCGCGGACCATGACTTCGCGCGAGATCGCCGAGCTTGTGGAGGCTCGCCACAACGATGTGGTCGCCACCATCGAGCGGCTCTTCGCCAAAAACCTTTTACGATCAAGTCGTAAAAGCCGCCGCGAGGCTACTGGCGGCCGTCCAGTCGATGTCTACGACCTGATTGAGCGTGACACCCACCTGGTTGTGGCTGGCTACAGCGACGAACACCGGGCCAAGGTCATCGACCGGTGGCAGGAATTGGAAGGCCAGGTAGCCGTAGCGCTGCCCGACTTCACCAATCCGGCCGCTGCCGCGCGAGCCTGGGCCGACCAGGTCGAGCAGAAGCAGGCTGCCGAACAAGCGCGCTTGCTGCTGACCGTCGAAGTCCAGGACCAGGCCAAGAAGATCGACCACCTGGAGAGCCTGTTCAAGGAAGGCATGAGCCACGTCCAGTTCTGCAAGGGCCTCAATGGGGTCAACGTGATGCAGGTTGGCCATTTCCTTGAGCGTCGTAACTGGCTTTACAACGAGAGCAAGTCCGGTACCCGCTACCGCGTGGCCTCCTACGCCCGCGACAAGTACATGACCGAGCACCAGCAGGAGATCACCCCGCACGGGAAAGAGGCGTTCATCAGCTATACGCCGATCCTCCTGCGCAAGGGCGCCGTGCGCCTGTACGAGCTGTACCTGGCCGGCGAGCTGCCCATGAAGAAGAACTGGGATGGCCTGCACACCCACGACAAGGCCGTGCGGGGTGCAGCATGACTCCTGAGGATATCCAAAAAATTCGCCAGATTTTCGAAAGCATCTGCGCAGAAAAGATGGAGTTCTTGCATCGAGCGCACAGGGCCGAGAGGGCATCGGTTATCTGGAAAGCTTTTGCGCTCACAGGCTGGTCGATTTTAGGAATGTCTCTGTTGCTTGGAGTACTGCCATGAGCATGGAATTGATGGTCAAGGCCATGAAGACCACGAAGCGTGAGCGCGTCTACGCCAAAACTGGCGGGCGCTGCTCGTACTGCGGCACGCCTGTCGACCTGCTGACCTTCGCCGTCGACCACGTAACCGCACGCAAGCTTGGCGGCTCGAATCGTATCGAGAACTTGATGCCCGCATGCAGCCCCTGCAATGGCGCCAAGGGGGCCAAAACCGTTGAAGACTACCGCATGTACCTGGTTGCGAAATCAGTCACGGGCGAGCCTGTCTTCGGCCATTCGCAACTGCTCTACCTAAAGGCTGCAGGCGCATTCCCTGTCCTCGGCTTTGACAAGGAGCACAAATTCTATTTCGAGGTGATGGAATGAGCATCATCCGTGCCCCTCGGCCTGAAACGAAGTTCTACACCCTGGACAAGTCCATCAGCGAAGACGAACGCCTTTCGTGGGGTGCTCGTGGCCTGCTGATCTTCCTGCTGGGCAAGCCGGACAACTGGGAGGTTTCCGTCGCCCACCTGATCAAGCAGACCAGCAAGGCTATTGGCAAGTCCAGCGGCCGTGATGCTGTGCGCGTGATCATCAAGGAGCTTGAGGCAGCTGGTTACATGGCTGTTGACCGTGCGCGCAATGACGGCGGTTCGTTCAACGGCATGGCCTACACCGTGTGCGAGCGACCACAGACGGATAATCCGTCTATGGGTTCACCACAGACGGAAAACCCGGCGACGGCTAAACCGGCCCCGGCAAAACCGGCGCCGGGAAATCCCCCACTAATAAAGAATGATCTTCAGCAACGTACTGAAGAAGAAGCAAATACTGATCTTGAGTATTGCGCCCCACCCGCTGAAGCGGGAGAGAGCGCCGGCAAGGTAATCGCACTGGTCCCGCAACCACGCTGCGCAATCCCTGAGGATATGCCGGGCCCGAAAGACCAGTCCTGCAAAACCTTCAAGGCCTGGGCGAACTACGCCATGGCTTACCGTAAGCGCTACCACGCGTGGCCGGTATGGAACGCCAAGGCAGGCGGGCAGGTTGGGCAGCTGATCAGCCGCCTCGGGATCGACGTGGCTCACCATGTGGCCGCGTACTTCCTGACGATCAACGACGCCCGGTTGATCAACGGCTGCCACAACTTGGGCGACCTGCTGGCCAAGGCTGAGGCCTACCACACCCAGTGGGTAACCAACCGCCAGATGAACGCCACGACTGCCCGCCAGCAGGAGCGGACCCAGGCGAACATGAATGCGGCGCAGGAAGCGGCTGACGCGATCCGCAACGGCCAGGGAGGTAAGCGCAATGCTTTCCTCTGACCAACAAGCCGAACTGGCCGTGGCGATCTGCGCAACTGCCGAGGCAATGGGGCAGACCATCAGTGCTGGAGGCGCTCAGCTCATCGCTGAGGATCTTTCGGCCTATGAGCCTGGCGTGATCATCGGTGCACTGCGTGCGTGCCGCAGAGAGCCTGCTGGGCGCCTTTCGCTCGGCATGGTCCTCAAGCACATCCACGCGGCTGATAGCCGCCCTGGGAAGGATGAGGCGTGGTCGATCGCACTGGCCGCCAGTGATGAGCATGAAACGGTCGTGCTCACCACGGAAATCCGCCAAGCCATGATCGCCTCCGAGCCGATCCTCGAAGCTGGCGACAAGGTCGGCGCACGGATGGCCTTCATGAGCGCCTACGAGCGCTTGGTCAGCTTCGCCCGGGCCGACGACCAGCCGGCCAAGTGGGAGGTGTCGCTGGGATACGACGCTGGGCGCCGAGTGGTGGCTATCGAATCCGCCGTCCGCGCCCAGCTCATCACACAGGAAACTGGGACCAAGTACTTGGCCGATCTGCGCATTGCACCGATCACCCAAGACGGCGAAGCCATTGCCGGCCTGTTAACTGGTGCAGTCCGCCCGCAGGCCAGCGCTAAGACCCGCGAAAAGCTCGCCGAGGTGCGCTGCATCCTCAAGGCAGCCAAGGCCAAGAAAGATCGCGAGCGCGCCAAGGAAGACCAGCGCCGCCGCATCGAAACCTATCTACGCAAGCGGCAAACACGCGCCGCAGTCGCTGAGTTGAGCATCAAGCGCGCCGGGCAGCCGGCCGGGGAGGGGGTGTGAACAGTTCCGGCGAGAAACGTATGCCCGCCTGCTGCCACTGCCACGACCAGGGCGAGATTTTCACCGGGCGATATGCCGACCAAGGCTACTGGCAGCCGCCCGAGCCAATCATGGAGCCATGCCCTTACTGCGAAGAAGAGCGCAACGAAGCTGCCGAGGAGAAGCACTGATGGACACCAACAAGATGCGCGAGCAGTTCGAAGCCTGGGCGCTCAGCGCTAAGGCACATGGCGAGCATTTCGATCTGTCTCGCGGAAATCATGGGGCCTACAAAAGCCCAATAACTCATTGGCTCTACTGCTCGTGGGTTGCGTCCTATCAGGCCTCCCGCGAGGCCGTAGTGGTTGAGCTGCCGAACCGAGCAGCTGAAGCCTACCGCGAAGAGTTCGACGATGTTGAGGGTGGCAGCTTCAACGAGGCGGCCTATATCCGAGACGTGCGCAAGGCGATAGAGGCCCAGGGCCTGAAGGTGGCGCCATGACCGACCTGAACAGCATGTCACCTGCGGCCCGTTCGGCTGCCATGCGTGGCGGCATGGATGGCTGGGGCCAGGTCGGCGGCCTGCCGGGCCAGATCCGCTATCACGAGCCGGTCGACGCCAAGTCGCGGCGCCGCTGTGGGTGCGGCTGCCGTCGGCGCGCCACACACCGCGGCATGGCCAATGGGGTTTGCCTGACCATGGGATGCGACCTGTCGATGCGCCGCTGGGTGAAGGAGGAGAACCGTGGCTGAGAAGATCAGCGTCAACAGCCAGGCAAAGCTCTCCGAGGCCGTGACCATGCTCACCCGCCTGTTCCGCGACAAGAAGTTCGTCGTGGTGAGCATGCGCCCGGGAAAGGACCGCACCCTGGACCAGAACGCCCTGTGGTGGGCGATGTACGACCGCATCGCCAAGAGCACCGAGATGGGCGACATCGAGGATGTGCGCCGGTACTGCAAGCTGCACTTTGGCGTGCCGATCATGCGCGCCGGGTGCGCCGAGTTCCGCACCGGCTGGGCCGAGTCGTTCATCCACCTGCCGTACGAGATCAAGCTGCGCTGGATGGGGCCGTGCGCCATGTTCGGGCCGGACGGCTTCCCTGTGACCAGGTTGTTCAATCGTGCCCAGGGCTGCCAGTACACCGACCGGATCGTGGCCGAGTTCGCGCCGCAGGGTGTGGTGTTCAGTGATCTGCTGAGCGAGGAAGCGGCATGAGACATCAATTCAAGGCGGGTGATCTCGCGTTGATCGTCGGCACCCTCACTGCATACGAGACGCTGGGCAGAACGGTGGAGTTGATTGAATACCTTGGCGATGACCGGGTGATTTTCCTGGAAGCTGGCGGCTGGGTAGACAACGTCGAGGAGAACCGTATCTGGCTCGTTCGGCTGACCGAGGGCCAGTACACCGACAAGCGCGGCGTGACGACCTCCGAAGGGCCATGCAGAGAGCAATTCCTCATGCCCCTGCGCGGCGACTTCGAGCCCGAGCAGCAGAAAGCCAAGGAGGCTGAGCCATGCGCTTAGCCGAGATCAAGCCGAAGAAGTGCAAGGCTCCAGGTTGCGGCAAGCCCTTCAAACCGTCCATGACCACGCAGAAGGTGTGCAGCATCGCCTGTGCGAAGGCCATGGCCAAAGACCCGAAGCTGCAGAAGATCGCGGCCAAGGCCATCACCAAGCAGGCTCGCCAGGACTTGCAGGAGCGCCGGGAGAAGCTGAAGACCCGCCGCGAGCACATGGCCGAAGCGCAGACTGCGTTCAATGCCTACATCCGCGAGCGCGACGCCGGCCTGCCGTGCATCAGCTGCGACTCGAGCCCGAGCGACCACGACCTCATCACCGGCAGCCGCTGGGACGCCGGGCATTACCGTTCCGTGGGTGCATGCCCGGAGCTGCGGTTCGAACCGCTGAACGTCCACCGGCAGTGCGTGAAGTGCAACCGCAACCTGTCGGGCAACGCGGTCGAGTACCGCATCCGCCTAGTGAAGCGCATCGGCGCCGACCAGGTTGAATGGCTCGAAGGGCCTCATAAGCCCCAGCGCCTGACCATCGAAGACCTGCAGGCCATCAAGGCCCTGTACAGGCAGAAGCTCAAAGACCTGAGGAGGGCAGCAGCATGACACCAGCATGGGGATTTCTGATTTTGGCCGACCTCATGGTGGTGGGTGGTGTGGCTTTGTCCTGGGCAGGCGCAGTGCGCCGCAAGCGCAGCTACGAAGAATTCATTTTGAGAAAGGCCAAGCGGGCAGGGGGTGGACAGTGAACTATCAGAACGTGGTATCGGCAGTGGTCCGCGCCCTGGCGGCCGAGACGATCAACAGCGCGGGCGGTTGCGACTTCGAGCCGAAGGTCCAAGCGGCGAAGCAGAAGGGCGCCATCGTGGGCAAGGAGGCTGCCTTCCTCTTCGACTGCATGGTGTTCAGCCGGCTGCACAAAAACCTCACCTCGGAGCACTGGCGGCACTTGGTGGCGAAGTATTCGACGCACGTCGACCGCAAGCACGCGGCGATCGAGGAAATCACCCGCTCTCATCGCTCGCCGGCACCGGAGCGTTTCCGCCACTGCGCGATCCTGACCTGGGCCATGCCCAAACTGCCAGGTGTGGACGGTAAGCGCAGTACCAGCGTCCTGCCAGCCGCCTGGTACGAGATGGACAACTGGAGCAACGAGCCACACCCAATCAAGACCCAAGAGCGCTGGAGGCGGGATATCCGCAAGGCTCTGGAGCGCGAGGTAGACGCCGCCCTGGTCGAGGCCCAGCACATTCTCGAACATGAAGGCCTTTTGGTGGCAGATGTCGCTTGACGCCGATTGAGCCAATGAGCCAATATACGTCCATCCTGTGATTCCTGCGCCTGATGATGGCGACGCCGAACGCAGGATGGTCTGGAGATTTCATGACCCAGATCCATCGCTTCCCATTCATTGAGACGTCCAGTCTCCCCAGCTACAACATTTGCCAACGAGCACGCTGCCTCCGAGACGCCTTGGAAGGCACGCATTACTGCGCAGCACATCAGCCAAAGCCGAAAGCTCCTGATGCCGCATGGGCTGGCAAGAAGGTCGTCTACATCATCGGCGCTGCTGGTGATGAATTCGTTAAGATTGGCTACGCCACAGACCTGAGCGCCCGCCTGGTCAACATGCAGGTAGGATCAGCGCGAGAGCTGCTGGTGCACTGCGTGCTGGAGGGTGATATCAAGGTGGAATCAATTCTTCACCTGGAGATGCAGCAGCATCACGTGCGTGGAGAGTGGTTTAAGGCAGAGCCGGTAAAGGCATTGTGCGAGAAGCTCCAGAAATGCCGATACACCAGGATGAGGCTCAAAGTAGAGTCGGTCATCAGCGAGTGGAACGAGTCTGGCCACCCTTGGGATGGCCGGGGAGTAGCGCAACGCCGTAAGCGACCAAGATTCACAATTAGCACCTAATCAAGGCCCGGCCCCAAAAGCCGGGTTTTATTGCCCAATGAGGCCCTCAAGAGGCCCGACGCCACCTCTGGCGAGGTCAGATTTTTTTTGTGTAGCACGGAACGTTTTGATGGCGCTATGATTCTGATAGGTTGCTAACTAAACAAACATGGAAGACCGTGATTATGAAAACCGTTCTAGCTGCTGCAGCACTGTCCCTTTTTGCTGCGTCTGCCGGAGCAGCTGAGCTTTCCGGGGCGCTGGGTGTGACAAGTCAAGGCGGCATTACGGCGCGTGCAGGCGTTGGGTTTAACTGGGACAAAAGCTGGTTTGAATCCAGTACTGGCCGTCTAACCGGTTACTGGGATGCTGGGTATACCTATTGGGAAGCAGGAGATGCTTCCGGTGGCGCTCACTCGCTGTCCTTTGCGCCAGTTTTCGTTTACGAGTTCGGCAGCGGTAACGTGAAGCCATTCGTTGAGGCTGGCATCGGCCTGGCGGTCTTCTCTGGTACGTCCGCAGGTGACCAGGACTTTGGTTCGGCCTTCAACTTCGAAGACCGCATCGGTGCGGGCTTGAAGATCGGCGAGACGCAGAAGGTTGGCATCCGAGCGATTCACTACTCCAACGCTGGCATTAAGCAGCCCAACGACGGTATCGAGTCGTACTCGCTGTTCTACAGCCACCAGATTTAAAAAAGCACGATCCCTCTTTGCCCGCCCTGTGCGGGCTTTTTTGTGCCTAGGTAATCATACCGGCCGATGCCTGGCATAGAGCCTGTTGGCCATGTAACTGACTCTCTGTGTACCGTTTTTACTTGCCCGCGCCCTAATAAGGGTCTAAATCGGGTCATTTTTTAGGAACCACTCATGGCCGAACCAGCAAGCACGACTGCCGGCGTCCTGCTGGTGAAGTACGGCGTGATCATTGGTGGCTTCGCGAGGGCGATCCTCTTGCTGACCTTTCTGCGCGACCTCTTCCGAGGGCAGGTACCGGCCTTCCGCACCTATTCCTAGACTCGGCGCATGCCGGGTTTTTTTCGTATCTGGAGCACAGACATGCAGAGCGCCGACTATGTGCCGGGGATATCCGGCTGGAAGATCCACGACCATGTTCGACTGGAGCTGAATGAAGGCAATAGCCGTGTCCACGCCGAGGTGAAGATGATCACTATTGCTGGGCCTGGACAGACCAACGACCAGGCGGCGCAGGAACTCAGCCAATTCCTCAAGTCTTACACCCCTGAAGAGGCCCCTGCAGTTACATGCCTGACATCGCGGATTACTGCAGAGACCTCGGCCCGAGCGCATGCTGATATGGCCCTGGCCTCGCGAATTGACTCTGTCCAGTGCTTCACGAATCCGACCGAGCTGCATGTGAAGCCCGAGGAAGCAGTCGAGCCTCTCCGTATGGGCAAGGTGGTCTTTCACGGTGAGACCGCCCGAGCGATCCGCGACGCGCAGGAAGTTCTTCGTGCAGCCGGCGCCGGACAGCTGGAGGTGGTGAAGCGCGAGAACGAGGGTGATAGCCCTTTCGTTGTCATCGACGGACAAGTTTTCATCACCGAGGCGACAGTCGAAAGCGCTGCTGTCACCTCGAGCTGCATCAAGGTCGAGAGTGATAAGCCCGGGAGCGATCATGTCGTTCTCGATGGCTACAAGGTGAAGCTGGCCGCGAACAAGCAAGGACAATACTACGTTGCCGGTGTTGGGCTAGGCATGAGCCCTGTCACCAGCGGTCTCAGGCTCGGGCCCAGCCTGGAAGAGGACGTTCGCCATTTGCTCCGAGAGGAGTTGAAACCGGGCGGTATCCTGCATCGCTACTGAATACAGCCCGCCGAGTGCGGGTTTCTTTTTTCTATGGAGCACCCTATGGCCGAACCGAGTACCGGCGCCCTTGCAGTGACCGGCGTACTTGCCAGCGTCGGCCTGGGTGCTTTCTTCCCTGAACTGGACCTAGCCACCCTGGTGGGCGCGTTCGGCGGGGCTTTCTTCTACGTCGTGTACGCCAAGGACATCGGCATGCTTCGCCGCATCGGCTACCTGCTGGCCGGCTGGATCGGTGGCTACCTTGGTGCTGCTGAGATGCTGGGCAGGGCCTGGACGCAAACCGCAGGCTTCAGCGCCTTCGTGTGCGGCGTGCTCTGCGTCGTCACGTTCTCTGGCTTGCTGGAGTGGATGCAGACCGGGCAGATGCCCCGGTGGCTGCAATGGGTCTTCCGCCTGCGAGCCAGGAAGGAGGGTTGAATGGTTGCCGTTATCCAGGCCGCACTGTGCGCCGTCATCTTCGTGATGATCGGCTTGCGCTACCGGCCATACCCCGATGCCCGCTACAAGCTGGGCGTATCCCTGATGGCCTGGGCTGCCTGCGCGGTGACCGGCATGCAGTGTGTCAGCCTCATCGGCCGCATGGTGCTCCATGACGAGTTCGCTGATGTGTCGTGGTTCAACACTGCGTTCTATCTTCTGGCCGCCATTCTGGTGTGTCGGGCCAAGGGGAACGTGGCCAAGATCGTGCGCGTTGACTGACCCGCGCCACAAATTCGAGATTCGCCGTTTCGAGGCGCGAGGAATGGCCAATGGCTTCGGTAACTGCTCATGTCGTCTGCCGCCAGCGGTGGTGGCTGACATACTACTTGGCCGGTGTTCTGGCCCTGGCACAGCTGACCCGTCGTGAGCCATGCCTGGAGCGTGTCAGCTACTGGGTGGGCCGCGGCATCAAGATTGAGGTTCACCCTGAATGACCACCATCGCCTACAAGGACGGCGTAATCGCCTACGACTCCCGAGTCACCCGAGGCGACCTCATCACCGACGATGATTGCGACAAGTGCATTGAGCGCGATGGCGTGAAGTTCTTCCTGACAGGCGCCGTCTGTGACTATGACGCTCTGGTGGGGGCCTATTTCGGCACATCCCCATCGGGGAAGGTCGACGCTTCTGCAATCGTCCTTCACGACGGCAATCTGATGATGGTTGCCGTAGACGACGATACCGGCCTGTGGAAGTCGCCACTCAAGGCAGACCGGCCGTACGCCATTGGCAGCGGAACGCCATACGCATTCGCTGCGATGGACATGGGCGCATCTGCCGAGAAGGCCGTCGAGATGGCGGCAAGGCGCGATACAAGCACTGGTGGCAAGGTCCGCACGCTTCGTATCGACCGAGATCAATAAGGATTCGACATGAGTACCAAGCAACCCGACTGGGAGGCGATCGAACGAGCCTACCGGGCCGGCGTGCTTTCCGTGCGAGAGATCGCAGCCGCCCACGAGGTTTCCCATACCGCCATCAACAAGCGCGCCAAGCGCGATGGCTGGGACCGAGACCTGAAGGCGAAGATCAAGGCCAAGGCCGATGCACTGGTTTCCAGGCGAGAGGTTTCCACAGAGGTTTCCAGCAAACAGGCGGAAACCGAAAGGGAGATCATCGAGCTCAATGCTGAGGTCATCGCCAACATCAGGATGGCGCACCGGGGTGATATTTCCCGGAGCCGCCGGCTGACAAACAAGCTGCTGGATGAGCTGGAATCGCTGACGGATGAGCAGGGCACCATCAAGGAACTGATCGATCAGCTGAAGGATGGCGACCACGAAGACGGCGAGGCGATGGCCGATGTGCTGGCTCTGGCCAAGAAGATGAGCGCGCTGCCTGCCCGGACCAAGACCATGAAGGAATTGGCCGAGACGCTGAAGACGCTTGTTGCCCTGGAGCGCCAGGCTTATGACCTCGACGTCAAACAGGGTGGTAGCGAGGAAGACACTCTATCCAAGCTGATGGATGAACTATCGAAGGACGCCTGACCATGAAGCCCGAGCACCTGAAACTGCTCCGGGACCGGTTCTGGCGGCTGAACAACCTGTATTTCATCACGGACAAGCAGGGCAAGAAGGTCCGCTTCCGCATGACGCAGGAGCAGATCGATTACTTCCAGGGGATGCACACCCGTAACATCATCCTCAAGGCCAGGCAGCTGGGCTTCACGACCCTGGTCTGCATCGTCCAGCTGGATGCCGCGCTGTTTGAGGCTGCCAAGTGCGCCCTGATCGCCCACACACTGAACGACGCCAAGCGGCTATTCCGAGAGAAGGTCAAGTATGCGTATGACAACCTTCCCAAGGAGATACGCGCTGCTAACCCTGCTCGCAACGATGCTGCTGGCGAGCTTGTGTTCAGCAAAGGCGGATCGCTCTACGTGTCCACATCCTTTCGGGGCGGGACTCTACGGTATCTGCACGTATCCGAGTTCGGGAAGATCTGTGCCAAGTTTCCGCACAAAGCCCGAGAGATCGTCACCGGCGCCTTTGAGGCTGTCGCCGCAGAGTGTTTCGTTACGATCGAGTCGACGGCGGAGGGGCGGGCTGGCTATTTCTTCGATTACTCGCAGAGCGCAGAGAAGCAGCAGCTGGCTGGTGTGCCCCTGGGCCTGCTGGACTGGAAGTTCTTCTTCTTCAACTGGTGGCGGAACCCGCTCTACTGGCTTGACCCGACCGACGTCCTGATCTCGGACCGCTTGACCAAGTACTTCGACGACCTGGCCGCCAAGCACGGCATCGTCACCAACCCCGGCCAACGCGCCTGGTACACCGCCAAGGAAAAGACCCTCGGCGACGACATGAAGCGGGAATACCCGTCGATCCCTGCCGAGGCATTCCAGCAGACGATCGAGGGCGCTTACTACGCCAAGCAGTTCACCAAGCTCTACGCCGCCCAGCGCATCGGGAAGCTTCCGGACAACAGCCACCTGCCGGTGCACACGTTCTGGGACATCGGTGTGGGCGACTCCACGGCCATCTGGTTCGTCCGGATCGTCGGCGAGGAGTATCACATCGTCGATTTCTACCAGAACAGCGGCGAAGGCCTGCGGCACTACATGAAGGTGCTAAAGGATCGCGGCTACGAATACGGCGAGCACTGGGGACCGCACGACATCGACAACCGGGAATTCGGTAGCGACGGCAAGACTCGGCGTGAACTCGCTCGAGAGGGCTACGAGATCGACGGCGAGAAGTATCGAATGACCTTCCAAGTCGTTCCGAAGCTCGGCGTTGACGAAGGTATCGAGCAGGCGCGCGAGATCCTGCCCAACTGTGCTTTCGATGAGGCCAAGTGCAGTGAGGGCATCACCGCGCTGGAGAGCTATCGCAAGGAGTGGGACGACAAGCGCGGGTGCTGGAAGGACAAGCCGCTTCATGACTGGTCCTCGCACCCGGCTGACGGGTTCCGCTATTTCGCCGTTGCCATGGCGCGACGTAAACGCACAGGCGGTGTCCGCCGCATCGGAGGTTTGGCGTAATGCCTGTTCAATCCACCAACCCTGACTACGACGCTCACATCGAAGAGTGGCGGATGATGGACGACGCCCTGGAGGGCGAGGGCGCTATCAAGCGCAGCCCGCGCAATCTGCCCAAGCCCGGCGGCATGGTCGAGGCGGAGAAGCTGGACGGCCAGGGGAATGCCTACCTCTACCGGAACTACACCGATCGGGCCCAGTACGAGCACTGGGTTCGCGATTCGCTGCGCTCGATGATGGGCCTGGTCTCCCGGCTCATTCCCGAGGTGAAGCTGCCCAACGGGCTGAAGGACCTGGAAGAGAACGCTACGGCCGACGGCTTCGGCTTGACCCAGCTGTTCCTGCGCGTCGTGCGCCAGGCTATCTCCCATGGCCGAGTGCCGCTGGTAGTGAACGTGGATGACTCCGGCCAGCCGTACTTCGCCACCTACGCGGTGCGCAACGCCATCAACTGGGACACTGCCGACCAAGGCGGGCGCCAGGATCTGGTGTTGGCCGTGTTCCGCGAGTTCAGGAAGAAAGCCGAGGACCGCTACAGCCACGATTGCGAGACGGTTTTCCGCGAGTTCTACATGCTCGACCAGATCTGCTATACCGCCGTGCGCAACGAGGCCGGCGAACTGATCGAGCAGGACCGCCCGCTGGGTACTGTCGGTACCGACAACCAACTGGTGCGCGGTCTCGAGTACATCCCGGTGATCTACTGTGGGTCTACCGACAACTCGCCAGACGTGGATGAAATCCCGCTGCTGACGATGGCGCGGGCGGCACTGAAGTCGTACCAGCTCAGCGCCGACTATTTCACCGCGCTGCACCAGACCAGCCATCCGCAGCCGTGGGTATCTGGCCTGGATGAGAGCGTGGAACTCAGCGTCACCGGCCCGTCTGCCGCTTGGGACCTCGGCCCGAAAGGCCAATGCGGCTACCTGGAGTTCCAGGGGGCCGGCATCGAGGCCGTTCGCACGGCGATGGAAGACCAGAAGAATGCAGCCCTTGAAGCTGGCGCCAAGGTCATGGACGTTTCCGGTACGGAGTCGGGCGAGGCCCGCAAAACTCGCCAGAACGACCAGCACGCCACACTGCACAGCATTGTCATCACCGCGGCGGCCGCCATCGAGCAGGCCCTGCGATACGCAGCAGAGTGGACGGGCTACAACCAGGATGAGGTCGTTTTCACGGTCAAGCCAGAGTTTGTGATCCCAGAGGTCAACGCCCAGGTCCTGGCCGAGCTGCAGAAGAGTGTCATGGCCGGCACCATCAGCGCCGAGACCTACTGGCAGTACCTCACCACCGGAAAGCTTCCCGAGCGCCCCTACGACGAAGAAGCCGAGCTGATAGGCGACGAGCACGGTGCGGGCGGCGTCAACCTGGACAAAGACGATGGCAATGAAACCGGAGCAAACGGCGGACGAGAAGCTGCTGGAGCAGGTAAGCCGCCACTCGGTACTGCTTGAGCGGCTCAAGGCTGGCGAGGTCAAGAAGTTCGAGACCTACCTGCGCCGGGCCGATGCTCATGTCCGCGACCAGCTCACCCGTAAGGAGCTGACCACCTACAGCCGCAGCCGGCTTGAGGAGTTTCTTGGCCGGGTGGGCGGCAAGCTGCTGGAAATCTACAAGGCCTTCAGCGACCGGATGCAGTCCGACCTGGTGGATATTGCGCAGTACGAGGCTGCATTCGAGGGGCGCAGCCTGGCGACGGCGCTGCTGATAGACGCGGCCATGCCGGCGGATTCGCTGCTCAGGGCGGCGATCAACACGCAGCCCCTGCAGGTGGCCGGGGTGGATGGCGGCAAGCTGCTCAAGCCATTCCTGAATGGATGGACGCGCATCGAAGCGGACAGGGTAACCAATGCCATTCGGATGGGGGTCGTCCAAGGCCAGACCAACGCGGAGATCACCCAGGCCGTGCGCGGCACGGCGGCGCAGAACTTCACGGACGGCGTACTGGCGGTCACGAACCGAAGCGCCCGGGCCGTCGTCCAAACCGCAGTTCAGCATGTGGCCACCACGGCGCGCATGGAAACGCTCAAAGCGAATGCCGAGGTGGTGCCCGGGTATCGAATCGTTGCCACCCTGGACCGAAAGACCAGCGTGCAGTGCCGGAGCATGGACGGCCGCGAATTCGAGATGGGCAAGGGGCCTGTGCCCCCGTTCCACATTCACTGCCGGACCACCATCACGCCGATCACCAAGTTGTCGGCGCTGTTCGGGCAAGGCGCCACGAGGGCGGCAGTGGGCGCTGATGGCGGCGGTCAGGTCTCTGCAAGCCTCAGCTACTACCAGTGGCTCAAAACGCAGCCAGCGGCCTTCCAAGACGCCGCGCTGGGGCCGGTGCGCGGCAAGCTGTTCCGCGATGGCGGCCTGACTGCCGAGCGCTTCGCCGCGCTACAGCTGGACAAGAACTTCAAGCCGCTGACGCTGGACCAGCTAAAGGAGCTGGAGCCGCTGGCGTTTGACCGTGCAGGTCTATGATTCACTGTTGCTCCCGCTGGTAGGCGATTCGAGCTTCGGACATCATTGCGGTAGCGCATGTTGCGCATCACTGCCAAGGAAAGAGGAATGCTGAAGCTGCTTTGGGTGCCTGTTGTCGCTTTATTCGTTGGCCTTGCGTTTCTACTTGGCCTGTCGTTCGGGCTTGGCAAAAGCAACGCGTCGTTCGTAGACGAGGTGGTCCCGGTTCTTTCTATGCTAGGCGGCTGGGTATCGGGAATAGGGGCGCTTGCCGCTGTAGTTACAACTCTTTGGCTAGCCGACAAACAACGGAGGGAAGACGTTGAAAATCTGCGTATATCCGTGCGATCGGCTATTGCCGACACGGGTCAAGGCGGATGGTTTATTGCGGTGAACATGACGTCCAACGGCAAGCGACCAGTGAAGGTGCTCAGTCTGTCGGTACAGTCGCGATATGCGAGGTTCTACCTCCAATTTACTGAGTTCTGGATGGGAAGTGACACGCTGCCGATAGCGTTGTCGTACGGTGATTCTGCTTCGCTCCATCTACCACCAGGCACCGATCTGCAGATTGCTGACTTCGTGAAGCGTAAGTGCGGGGGCAAAACTCAGGGACTGAAATTCGTAGTGCAGACCACCCTTCATGAATTTGAAGCCCCTATTCACGAAAACCTTCTGACGTTAAGCGTCTGACTTGACCGAACCAACTCATCCACCCCGGCAATGCCGGGGTTTTTTTTGCCCGTCAGGCGGGCCATTCAATCCCCAGGGGATAACCACATGCCTTTTGACTTCGACCCGGCCGCCCACGGCCTTACCCTCGACGAGACCCAAACCGCGGCGCTGAAAGCTGCGCTTGGCGGTGAGGTGCAGAAATTCCTGGATGGTGAGGTGTCCGGCCTCAAGTCCAAAAACACCGAGCTGATCGGCTCCAACAAGGCCATCAAGACCGAGCTGGACAAGCTGAAAAGCCAGTTCGAGGGCCTGGATATTGAAGCGGTCAAAGGCCTGCTGGCCAAGGCCGGCCAGGACGAAGAAACCAAGCTGATCGCCGAGGGCAAGCTGGACGAAGTCATCAGCCGCCGCACCGAGCGCCTGCGCACTGACCTGGACAAGCAGGTCAAGGCCGCCAACGAGCGTGCGGACAAGGCCGAAGCCTTCGCTGCCAAGTACAGCGACAAGGTGCTGGCTGACTCCATCCGCGCTGCCGCCATCAAGGCCGGCGCGCTGCCAGAGGCCGCCGAGGACATCATCCTCCGCGCCCGCGGCACCTTCAAACTGAGCGAAGACGGCGAGCCTATCGCCACCGACCGTGCCGGCGAAGTCGTGTACGGGAAGGACGGCAAGACCCCGCTGTCTCCTCTCGAATGGGCGGAATCGCTGCGCGAAACCGCTACCCACCTGTGGCCAAGGGCTCAGGGTGCCGGGCAGACCGGCGACAACGGTGGCAAGGCCACGAAGAAATGGGGCGAGTACACCGAGGCCGAGCGCGCTGCGATCGCCCGTGACAACCCCGACGCGTACAAAAAACTCCAAGCCACCCGAGGAACCTAACCCATGGCATCTACCCAACTGTCGGACATCTTCGTTTCCGACTACTACGGCACCCTGGAGCCGGTGAACTCTCCAGAGAAGACCGCCGTTTACGAGTCGGGCATCATCACCCGCTCGGCCACCCTGGACGACATTGCCAAGAACGGCCAGGGCACCTCCGAGATCAGCTACTGGCAAGATCTCGACGCCGATGAGGCGCCGAATATCTCCAACGATGACGCCGACGACCTGGGCGCCGTCGGCAAGGCCGAACAGGGCAGCATGCGCGCCCGGACCCTCTACCTCAACAAAGGCTACGGCGTCTCCGACCTGACTGCTGAGCTGGCCAACTCCGAGCCGATGCAGCACATCCGCAACCGCTTCGGCACCTACTGGACCCGCCAGTGGCAGCGCTACCTGATGGGCGCCGGTCGCGGCATCATCGCGGCCAACATCGCCCAGAACGGCGGCGACATGGTCAAGGATGCGGGCGCCTCGATCAGCGCCAATGCGTTCCAGGACGCCGCCTTCACCGCTGGCGACGCCGCGGACATGTTCGCCGCCATCGGCGTGCACTCAGTCGTCATGAACCAGATGGTGAAGCAGGACATGATCGAGTACCTGCGCGACTCGCAGGGCAAGATCATCCTGGCGACCTACCTGGGCAAGCCGGTGTTCATGGATGACGCCCTGATCTACGCGCCGGGCCAGTACCTGTCGCTATTCTTCGGCCAGGGGGCCTTCGGCTATGGCGAGGGCAGCCCGCACATGCCGGTCGAGATGCAGCGCAAGCCCGATGGCGGCAACGGTGGCGGCGCAGAGGTCCTGTGGGAGCGCAAGACCTACATCCTCCAGCCGGCCGGCTTCAGCTGGCAGGGCAGCGAGAACCGCAACCTGAGCCCGAGCGCCACCCAGTACGCCTCGGCGGCCAACTGGAAACGCGTCTTCGACCGCAAGCAGGTTCCGTTCGCCGCGGTCATCAGCGGCACCGCCACCCCTTGACCCCATGATGCGGGGCGCCGGCCTGGCGCCCTGCGCAGGAGATCCGCATGAAAGTCATCTACACCAACACCCCGGGCACCGAGCGCGGTACCTGCTATCGCCGCCTGGACCAGTTCTTCGGCGTGATCGACGGAGCTACCTCGGTGTCCGTGCAGGGGGATGCCCCGCACATCGGCGAGGCGTACCAGCGCCATGGCATCAGCGTGAGCGAGATCGAGGAAGGACTGCGCTTGGACGGCCCGACCATCGCTCAGTGGCTGGAGCAGGGCTACAAGGCGTCGGCCTACCCGCCGAACGGCTATGCCCCGGTCAGCAGCCAAGCGGAGATCGACAAAGCGATCGAAGACGAGGGCGACGGCGACGATGAGACCGACCCGCACAAGATGAAGGTCCCGCAGTTGAAAGCCTGGCTGACGGCCCAGGGCATCACCTTCGACGCCACCCTCAATAAGCCCGAGCTGCAGGCCCTGATCCCGAAGGAATAAGCCATGACCGACTTCATCACCGTCGCTGATGTCGACCAGGCACTCGGGCAGGGCTGGGCAGGCGACGGTGATGCGGTCCTTGCTGTTGCCATGGCCAATGCCTGGCTCACGGCCAAGATCAAGCGGGCGGTGCCAGATCCGGTGCCGGGCGCCATCGTGAGCGCCGGCGCGCAGGTGGCCAAGCTGGCTTCGGCTGGCAAGTTGTACAAGGACACCCAGCGCGAGGTGCAGAGCAAGACCGTGTCGGCCCAGGCCGGCACCTCGACCAGCAAGACCTATGTCGCGGGTTCCGTCGACCGCTCAGCTGGAGAGAACTTCGCCCTCGACCTCATCGCTCCGTGGATCCGGCGCTCTGGCACCGTGATGCTGAAACGGGTGTAACTGCCTTCAGTTTCGCCAGGCCTGTTTCAGCTCCTGATCAAACCACTGCTCAGCTACATCGTTCGCGGGCATCACGCTCTTGAACTCTAGGTAGTGCCCATAACCTTGGGCCCGTAGCCAGTCTTTGAACTCTCCGAAACTCGGATGCCAGCCTGGCGGCTGCTCCTTGGCTCCCGCCCAGGTGTGAGCCAGTTGGCGTATCGCCATTTCGCATTCAGCTTTTTTTGTCATGTCCGATCTCTGTCATGGGGTTGGCTGGAGTGTATTTGAAATGGGCATGCGAGAAGAAATCCAGGCCGAGCTGGCGGAAGCGTTCGATGATCCTGAAGGCTTGGCCGACGCAGTGAAGCCAGTGGCTGGATCCCGCACGGTGAAGGGCGGTTACGACCCAGAGATCGGCGGCACGGTGCCAGCCTCGACCATTTACTACGCCGGCCGCGGCGTGTTCGGCAGTTATCTGGTCAAAGAGATCGACGGCACACGCATCCAAACCGAGGACGTGAAGTTGCTGGTGCTCCAGAACGAGCTTTTCGAGGGGCAGGCCGGCGCCGTCACCGATGCCACGGCGTCGCCCAAGATCGGCGACCAGGTGAGCGGCTACCGCGTGCTCAACGTTTCCGAGGACCCAGCCCAGGCGACCTGGACCATTCAGCTGAGGAAGTGACATGGCGCGCGGCTCACACATTGCCCAGCGGTACGGCGGGCAGCAGGGCAGCTTCGCTGAATCCATTCGGGCCTTTGCAGAGCAGGCTGAGCAAGCCCTGGACGCCACGTTCCGCGAGATCGTGATCGAGATCGGCAGCAGCGTTATCCGCATGTCGCCGGTAGGCAATCCGGAATTGTGGGCGGCCAACGTGGCCCACCGGGCCAAGGCCAACAAGGCTGCTGACGACTATGACTTCAAGGTCGCGGTACGGAACACGCTGATCAACCTGAACCAGGACAACTTCACCAAGGCCGGCAAGCTGCGCAAGGGCGTGAAGTACGCGAAGCCCCTGACCAAGACCGAGCGTGTGCAGAACTTCGCCACCAATGGCCTGGTAGCTGGCCAGGGCTACGTAGGCGGGCGATTCCGAGGCAACTGGCAGTTCTCCATCGATTCGCCGGCAACCGAAGAGCTCGACCGAATAGACCCGTCGGGTAGCGAAGCCATCACCGCGCTCATTACCCAAGTGCAGGCGCTGACCATCGGCCAAACGGTGTACATCGTGAACAACTTGCCGTACGCAATCCCGCTTGAGTACGGGCATTCCACGCAGGCGCCTGCCGGCATGGTCAGGGTGACCCTGGCCAACTTCCAACGCATCGTCGACGAAGCCATCAGGAACAACAGCGTATGAGCCAAGCACGAGCCAGGCAGGCCATCGAGATCAAGCTGATGGCTTGGGCCACGGCGCGCCCGATCCGGGTCGCGAACTTCGAGCAGGGGTTCGAGGCCGGGCCCGACGAAATCTACCTGCAGGCCTTTCAACTGCCGGCGGGCACCACCTGCCGCTATCTGGGCAGTGATGCCTACGAGTACACCGGCGTTTATCAGCTGAGCATCGTCTGCCCGGCGGGCCAGCCACTGGCTACCGCCGAGAGCCTGGTAGGTGAGCTTTCGAGCCTCTTCCAGCTGGACTCGGCGCTCAGCCGCAACGGCTTCGAGGGCCTGGTCACCGAACCAGTTGACCAGGGCCCAACCATCACCGAGTCGGCGACCTACACGGTCCCGGCCAGCTTCACCTACCGCGGTGTCGCGGACCAACCGCCCGCTGGGGCATAACCAACCGCCGCCTGGCGGGCTATCAAGAGGAAACAACCCATGGCCGCACGCTTCCCGCTGCCGAACGGCTCCGTGCTGGAAATCGCCAGCGTACTCGCCGCTGCTGTAGCCTTCACTGCTCTGACCAATGCTGCGCCGCCTGTGGCCAGCGCGGCAGGACACACCATCAAGAACGGCGATGTGCTTGTAGTCAGCTCTGGTTGGTCGCTGATTAACGACCGTGCTGTCCGCGCGGCCAGTGTTGCCGCCGACAAGTTCTCGCTTGCTGGCCTGAACACCACCAACACTGACAAGTACACCGCCGGTGCAGGCCTGGGCTCTGTGATCCCAGTGACCAACTGGGCCCAGATTTCGAAGGTGACTGCCTTCACTTCCTCCGGCGGCGAGCAGCAGTACCTCACTGTCGGGTATCTGGAGGACGACGACGATCGCCAGTTCCCCACCAACCGCAACCCCATCACGCTGTCGATCACCGTCGAGGATCAGCCTGCCGCAGCCTACGTTGGGCTGGTTGAGGCCTATGGCGACAGTAAGGAACTGACTGTGGTGCGTCTCAAGCTGCCAAATGGCGACCAGATCCTCTATCCGGGCTACGTGAGCATCACCACCACCCCAACGATGGAACGTAACAACCTCATGACCCGTACCATCAGCATCGCGCTGTCGGGTCGTCCCGTCCGTTACCTGGCCGGCGCGTAAGGAGCCCCCATGGCGAAGATCAAAATTGCGCAGAACCCTACCTTTACCGCGGTAGTGCAGGTCCCGCGCATCGGCGGCGACCCGGCCCCCGTGGAGTTCGAGTTTCGCTACATGGATCGCGTCACCTTGGCCGGGATGTTCGATCGCTGGAACAAGGCCCGGGACGCTTGGGCAGAAAAGGCCAAGAACAATGGCGCGACCTGGGAAGAGGTCACCGCCGGCGAGATCGCCCTCCAGGCTGAACAGCTGGGCGAGATCGTCACCGGTTGGGATCTGGAGGACGAATTCAGTCAGGAGGCGATCCTTGACCTGGTCCGCACCTGTACCGGCGCCCCAAAGGCAGTAATCGATGCCTTCCAGGCCGCCTACAGCCCGGCCCGCTTGGGAAACTGAGGGCGGTGGCCCGGGCCTGTTATGAGCGGGGGCCATCCGCGGAGCAACTCGCCACGCTGGGACTGACCCTGGCAGACATCCCTGAAGAGGAAGTGGGGGTCTGGCCAGACGCTTGGCCTGCCTTTCGGCTTTTCGACGCAATGGGCACGCAGTGGCGGGTTGGGCCGGGCGGTCCGTCCGGCCTGGACTATGCCGCCATCCCCGCAACGGCCGCAATGCTCGGCATCAAACGCCGAGACCTCACCGACATTTTTCCCGATCTCCGCGTCATGGAGTTCGAGGCACTGGCCGTCATGGCCGAATCGATGGAGTAGATCATGACCACCATTGCCTCTCTCGGTCTTCAGATCGACTCCGGTGATGCCGTCGAGGCCAAGGACAACCTCGACCAGCTGGCGGACGCCGGCAAGCGCAGCGAGGAGTCGGCTGGGCGAACTGGGCGCGCCTGGGAGACTGCCCTGGGCAGCCTGCAAGGTGACACCCGCCAGATCGTCCAGGAGCTGCAGTCACTCAACGCCAAGCAGGCCGAGCTGGCGCAGCAGATGGCCACCGTGGGGCGCGCCGTTACCAGCGCTTCCACGGCGTTCAGCAGCGCCGCCGCCAACATGGGGGCGTTCCGGACCGAGGCCGCGCAGGCGGGCAAGGTGCAGGAGGCACTCACCAGCGCCACGGATGCCGGCGCCCAGGCCGGCCGGCGCGCCGCCGAATCCGCCGACGAGCAGCAGGCCAGGATTCTAGCCGTGGCCAAGGCCTCGCTGGAAGCCAGCCAGTACGTGCAGTCGCTGAACCGGGCGACCGAGCAGAGCGCCGAGGTCACCGCCCAGGCGAATGCCGTGCTGTCGGACAGTGCCAGTCGTCAGGCGGCCATCAACAGCCGGGCCCAAGCCCTCATCGCCACAGAGGAGCGCCAGGCGGAAGCGGCGAAGAAGGCTGCCAGCGCGCATCGGGAGGAAGGGCAGGCCCTTGAGGAACTCCTGGGCAAGATCGACCCGACCGTCGCAGCAATGAGCCGCCTGGACCAGATGGAGCAGAAGCTGAAGGGCTTCCGCACCAGTGGCGCGCTCGATGCGGGGACCTTCGGCGAGTACCAGGCGAAAATCGACCAGGCGCGCACCGCATTGGGCGGCGCCGATGTTGCGCTGAATAAGACTGGTATGTCGGCCAAGGCCACGGCTGCGGCATTGCGCGGCGTGCCGGCGCAGTTCACCGACATCGTGGTGTCCCTGCAGGGTGGCCAGGCGCCGCTCACTGTGCTGCTGCAACAGGGTGGCCAGCTCAAGGATATGTTCGGGGGCGTAGGTCCGGCCGTCCAAGCCCTGGGCGGTTATGTCATGGGGTTAGTCAACCCATTCACGGTCGCGGCTGCAGCGGTGGGCGTGCTCGGCTATGCCTATTACTCAGGCAGCGAAGAGGCGGTCCGTTTCCAGAAGGCGCTGATCACCACCGGCAACGCGGCCGGCACGACGTCGGACCGGCTTTCTGGCATGGCGCGCGAGGTCGCCGCGACTGTCGGTACCACCGGCGCCGCGGCCGAGGTACTCACCCAGCTGGCCGGCAGTGGCAAGATCGCCGCTGGCAGCTTCGTCGAGATCACCGAAGCCGCTTTGGAGTGGCGCTCGGCGACCGGCAAGGCAGTCGAGGAGACCGTTGCCGAGTTCGTGAAGATCGGCAAAGACCCGGTGGCCGCCGCCAAAGACCTCAACGAGCAGTACAACTTCCTGACCGCGGCGACATACTCGCAGATCGTTGCGCTGAAGGAGCAGGGCGACACCATCGGGGCCGCCAAGCTGCTCACCGACACCTACGTCGATACCATCAAAAACCGCAGCAAGGAGGTCACCGAGAATCTGTCGATCTGGGAGCGCGGCTGGAAAGCGCTGCGTGGTGAGGTTGCTGCCACGGTCGACTCGGTCAAGAACATTGGCCGGGATCAGGATATTGCGAGTCGGATCGTTGACATGCAACGCCAGGTCGCTGCGGCACAGAGCGCTGTGAATGCTGATGCGGACGACAGTGACGCTCAGAAGAAGCTCACCAACGCCAACCTTGAGCTGAAGGGGCTTATCCAGCAGCGGGACACGCTTGCAGCGATAGCCAGCGCCCGCGCCTTGGACGCCCAGCAGCAACAGGCGGCGGTGCTTGCAATCGGCAAGATCGACGCCTTGGAGAAGTCCGCCAGGACCAACGCTGAAAAGCGGGCGGATGCACTAAAGGAGTACAACAAATCTCTGGATGCGATTCGCAAGGTCAACCCGAATGATGAGCGGCTTAAGCCTGAGACTATCGCCCGGGTGCAGGCCGACATCGCCAAGCAGTTCAAGGATTCTGCAGGGCGCACCACGTCGGTCGACCTCTCCGGGTTCAACGACCAGAAGAACGCGCTGAACGCCATCTTGGCCGAGTACAAGAACCACCAGAAGGAACTGGATGCGGCGCAGAAGGCCGGACTGATTTCGCAGGAGTCGTATGCCGCCCAGCGCGCCGCGATCATCGAGCAGCAGAAGGCCGAGGTCACCAACGCCTACGAGGCAGAGATCAAAGCCCTGGAGGAGGCCAAAGGGCGGAGTAGTACCAGCGCACAGCAGCGCATCCAGCTGGACCAGAAGATCGCCGATGCCCGCGCCGCCATGGTCAAGGCTCAGAAAGATGCCGATACCGAGCTATCGGTGCTGGCGACCAATGAACAGGGCCGACTAGCCAAGCAAGCCAGGGCCGTACAGACCTACACCGATGCCCTCGACCAACAAGTCACTGCGCTAAGGCTGCAGGGGCAGCGCGCCGCCGATGGACTGGGGCTCGGAGATCGTCAGCGAGGTCTACAGGACCAGCAGAACGGCATCACAGATCGGATGAACCAGCAGCGCCTGGACTTGGCCAATCAGTACGGCGATGGTTCCCGGGGCATGAGCCTTGATGAGTACAACCAGAAGCTGGCCGCCCTGAGCAAGACCGAGAAGGACCTTCAGGAAACGACCATCGCAAACTACGACCAGATGACGGTCGCGCAGGGCGACTGGCGCAAGGGCGCGTCGTCGGCATTCCAGAACTACCTCGAGCAGGCCCGGGATGTCGCCGGGCAGACGAGAACCCTGTTCACGAACGCTTTCAGCTCGATGGAAGATGCAGTCGTGAATTTCGCCATGACTGGCAAGTTCTCGTTCGCAGACTTCACCAAGTCGATTCTCGCCGACATGGTGCGGATCGAAACTCAGCGTGCTGCATCTGGCCTACTCAGCAGTCTGGTGGGATGGGGAGCTACAGCGGCCTCGGCGTGGTTCGGTAGCGGGGCGACGTCCGCTGGCTCCACCCAGGCCGGATATAGCCCTGAGATCATTGACGCCTGGGCGGCCACTCAGGCTGACGGCGGAGCCTGGCGTAATGGCGTGCAACTGTTCGCCAATGGTGGCGCTTTCACCAACACCATCGTCAGCGCGCCCACGGCATTCAGTATGGCCGGCGGCAAGATCGGCGTGATGGGGGAGGCTGGTGACGAGGCAATTGTGCCTCTGACCCGAACATCTGGTGGCCAGTTGGGCGTCATGGCTGTCGGCGCGGGCTCAGGCACATCGATCAGCGTGTCGGCGCCGGTCAGCATAGTCACCGAGGACCGCAGCAACGAAGGCATGCAACTGGACCAGCAGGCGTTGCAGAAAAACTTCGCCATCCAAATGAAGGTCGCAGCCGAGAAAGCTGTTGCCGACTCATGGAAACCAGGCGGTACAAGCTATCGCAACACCCAGGGGAGGCGCTGATGGCCATCGAGAAGTTCGGCTGGCCCACCCAGCGCGGCGAAACGCCGGAAATAACCTACCGGGTCCGTGAGTCCCGCTTCGGCGGAGGCTACCGGCAGACGGTGGGCGACGGCCCCAACAACAAGGAAGACAGCTACCCGATCACCGTCACCGGTACGAAGGCCCAGGTCCGCAAGATCATGGAATTCTTCGACCGGCACGGCGGCGCCAAGGCCTTCCTTTGGTCTACGCCGCTCGGTGATCTGGGCCTGTTCACCTGCGCAGACCCTAAGCCCACCCCTGTGGGCGGCGGTCGGTTCAAAATATCAGCCACCTTTGAGCGGGCTTTCCACCCGTAAGGAATGTCCATGTCACTGATCAAAGACATCCAGACCCTGGAACCCGGCAACGAGGTCCTGCTGTTCGAACTGGACGGCTCGGATTTCGGAGCCGACATGCTCAGGTTCCACGGGCATGCGATTCCGCACACGGCCGAGGAGCTGACCGCCGCTGGTGCAAACGCCGACCAGCTGCCGGCCAAATCGATCTGGTGGCAGGGTAACGAGTACGGCGCCTGGCCGATGCAGATCGATGGCATCGAAGCGAACTCGGACGGTACCGCCGTGCGCCCCACGCTGACCGTGGGCAACGTCAACGGCCGGATCACAGCCCTGTGCCTGGCCTTCGACAACCTGCTCGAGTTCAAGCTGACCATGCGCCACACGATGGCGCGTTACCTGGATGCGGTGAATTTTCCGGCAGGCAACCCGGAGGCCGACCCCACCGAGGAAGCCATCGAGGTCTGGTACATCGACCAGAAGGTGTCCGAGAACGGCACTACTGTTTCTTGGGAGCTGGCCAGCCCGGGCGATGTGGGCGGGGAGACGATTGGCCGGCAGATGACCCAGCTATGCCACTGGGCAATGACTGCCGGATACCGTGGTCCGAACTGCGGATACACCGGCCCTTACTATGACCTGGACGGCAACCCCACGGACGATCCGGCCAAGGACCAATGCAACGGCTGCCTCGACTCAGGCTGTACCGTTCGCTTCGGCCAGGGCAACCAGCTGCCATTTGGCGGCTTCCCGGCTGTTTCCCTCATCGCACGGAGCTGACCATGCGCAAACACATCCTCGCCGCCGTGCAAGCGCACGCTGCGGCGGAGTACCCGCGCGAGTGCTGCGGGCTGATCATCGCTGTTGGCCGCTCCCACAGGTATATGCCGTGTGAAAACGCCGCCGCCGACCCTGCTGAAGAGTTCCGGATTTCGCCGGAGCAGTATGCTGAAGCGGAGGACCAGGGCGATGTAATCGGCATCGTGCACTCCCACCCGGACGCAACTAGCAAGCCGTCGCCACGCGACCTTGCCATGTGCGAAGCCACGGGTCTGCCCTGGTACATCCTGTCGTGGCCGGAAGGCGACCTGCGAAGCGTCACGCCAACCGGTCACACACCACTGCTTGGGCGTCCTTTCGTGCACGGCGCCTGGGATTGCTGGCAGGTCTGCGCGGACTGGTACAAGCGCGAGTGGGGGTTGGAATTCCCGACCTATGCCCGGGAGGACGGGTGGTGGGAGCAGGCAGATGGCCCAAGCCTTTATGAACAGGCATACGAGGCCGCTGGCTTCTACCAAGTCGGCCAGCCACAACGCGGCGACATGGTCGTCATGGCAGTGGGACGCACCGCGCACCCGAACCATGCCGGCATCTACCTGGGCGCCGACGCACAGCTGCCCGAGGAGCACGCCCAAGTCTTCGGGCCTGGCCCCTTCATGCTGCACCACCTGCTCGGCAGGCCATCAGAAATCATCGTGTTCGGCGGCCCCTGGCTCGACCGGGCGCGCCTCGTATTGCGTCATCAAGACGCGAAATGAAGCGGCTGAGCCGCAGGAGTGAATATGCACAGCAATGATCCGTATAAGCCAGTCATCGCCTGGCGTGGGCATCTCCGCAAAGTCCCTGATCGCGAACCAGTTGAGCTCGATGTTCAGGACGGGCGCGCTGAGTATGTGCTCAGCGGGCCTTATAGCCTCAGTGAAGGCAGTCGAATTGAGGTAGTTAACGGAGAATTGCTGTTTAGCGGGACGGCACTCGATTGAGGTGCCCGAACAGCCTGGCCAAGTCACCGAGCGCATGGATGTATTGCAGCTCGTGAGCCTGGATCAAAGCGACTTCCTTGCCAGTCGAAACCAGTGCGTCTCGAACTTGATCGAATTTCATTTCAGCCAAGAAGGCGTGAATGCCGCGTGCCTCCTCGACGCCGGTCAGTGATATTTCTGCAGCTTTCGCTACGACCTCTTCATCACGGGTGATGAGAAAATACGGGAAAATTGTCTGCATTGAGCTTCCTAGGCATTGATTCCCAGTCCATGGGCTTTCCGGCAACGGACCGGGGCGGTTCATTGGAGGCATAACGCTACTACGGCAACAGGCAGTCGGGTTACTGGCTTTCTATCCAAGCTGGATGCCCGACCAGTTTCTGAAACCTTCGCGGTCTATGCTTGCTCAAAGCATTGAGCAAATGCCGCCAGCGAAGGATCAAGGACATGGACTACTCCAGCATGGCTGAATCGTTGGAAAAGATGCTGCGGGAAGGTGCAAAGGAGGAAAGCCAGTCGAATGACGAGCCACAGACTAAGAAATCCGATCCCGAGGTCGAGGTAATCCCTCAGCCTTCGGAAGTAGCCCTCAGTATGGGAAGGGGATCTTCTGTGGTTGCGGTGCTTTGCCTTTTCTGTTCCGGAGCAGTATCGGCAATCACCCAGTCAAGCTCGATGCCTATGGTTTTTGAGAGATGCGAAGAGGCCAGTACTCAAATCATCGCTCAGCTGAACTCCCCGCCCAAGCATGTAGAGCATTTGGTGAATGTGCCGGGCGCAAAAGTGACGCGAGTTTCTCTTGAGGACTCAACTGTCTTGATCACCTGTGACGCCGAAGAGAAGAGGGTTCTGATCGAAAGATCGATTGAGCGCCCAACGCCCTGATGAAGCATTTTGGTGCCGACGTATCGCAATGGTAGATTGCTTCTATTTCAAGGAGGGATCACATGCGAATTCTGATTGGGGCGGTAGGGCTGGCTTTGCTGGCGGGGTGCACGACTTCGGCCATATCAATCCAGCAAGCCGAGCCTGTTCCCAGTGACGAGCTCTACGCATACCAGTCTCGGTCTGGCTCCAGCAGTGGCGCTCTTACTGTGGTGAGAGATTCAGGCGCGCTCGGCTCTGGTTGCGACGTCGTTGTTTACGTTGATGGTAAAAAGTCGGCAAAAGTTGGTCCTGGCCAGCGAGCCACCTTCTATTTACCGCCTGGCCAACCGAACCTTGGGATTGGTTTGGCTGGTTCCGGCCTGTGTGGAGGGATGGCCGTCCGCTCCATAACCGGTAGCGTTGAGGCCGGCAAGGAAACCGTTTACCGGATTAGTGGAGATATGAGCGGGGTGTATATAGGCCCCTACATCAACTACAACTGACAAGCCGCCTTCGGGCGGTTTTTTATTGCTTGGAGGTTTTGCATGGTTGCTGCATCCACCGCTGGAATGACGACAATCAAACTTTCAGGACCGCTTGTCCGTCGATTCGGTCGAGTCCACCGACGCGCCATCGATAGCGGAACCGTTAAGGAAGTCTTCTCAGCTCTTAGAGCAACACTCCCAGGTTTCGAGGATGAGGTGAAAAGACTTGATTCGCTAGGAATGCGATTCGCGATATTTCGAAATGGCAAGAATATTGGCCCAAAAGATTTTGAGCGAGCAGGCAGCCAAGAGATTCGAATCGTCCCTGTGGTCGGTGGCAGTAAACGAGGCGGCATTCTGCAAACGATCGTAGGAATAGTCATGATCGTGGCGGGCGCGTTTTTGAGTGCAACGCCGTTCGGTGCCCCATTGATCGGCGCAGGTATTGGGATGGTTGCCGGGGGTGTAATCCAGATGCTCAGCCCCCAGGCAAAGGGCCTTTCACAGAGTGCCGCGCCGGAAAACCTGCCGTCCTACGCCTTCGGCAGCGCCAAGAACACCACTGCCAGCGGTAACCCTGTCCCCATCTGCATCGGCGAGCGCCGCTGGGGTGGGGCGATCATCTCGGCCTCGATCGAGGCACAAGACAAGGCCTAGGGCCCATTCAGCGAATAGACCGCCTCCGGGCGGTTTTTTATTGCCCGGAGGAAAGTATGGGCGCAGCAGCTCACCTGGATATCACTGGCGCCAAGGGCGGCAGCAGCAAGCCGAAGACGCCTGTCGAGGCCCCGGACAGCCTTCAGTCGACGAACATCGCCAAGCTCCTGCTGGCCGTTGGCGAGGGCGAATTCGACGGCGAACCCACCGATCGCGACATCTACCTCGACAACACGCCGATCATGGATGCCAGCGGCAACGTCAACTTTCCCGGCGTGAAGTGGGAGTGGCGCCGCGGCACTGTTGAGCAGGATTACATCCAGGGCATTCCGTCGATTGAGAACGAGACCACCGTCAACGTCGAGCTGCGCAGCGACAATCCATTCTCACGCGCATTGAGCAACACCCAGCTCTCGGCTGTGCGCCTGCGGATGTCCTGGCCGCGCCTGGCGCAGCAGGACAGCAGCGGCAACACCAACGGCTACCGTATTGAGTACGCGATCGATATCGCTACCGATGGCGGCGCATACGTGGAGGCCCACCTGGGCGCCGTGGACGGCAAGACCACCAACGGCTATCAGCGCTCGGTGCGCGTGAATCTGCCGGCGGCCACCTCCGGCTGGATGCTGCGCGTGCGTCGCATCACCCCGAACGCCAACAGTGGCACCATCGCTGACATGATGACCATTGCTGGCTACACCGAGATCATCGACGAGAAGCTGCGTTACCCGAACACCGCGCTGCTGTACATCGAGTTCGATGCTCAGCAGTTCCAGAACATCCCGGCCGTGACAGTGAAGTGCAAGGCTAAGCGCTGGCCTGTGCCGAGCAACTACGATCCTATTGCGCGTACTTATACCGGCGTATGGGACGGCACCTTCAAGCAGGCTTGGACCAACAACCCCGCGTTCGTCACTTATGGCGTGTGCGTGGAAGATCGCTTCGGCCTGGGCAAGCGCATCAAGTCGTGGATGGTCGACAAGTGGGAGATGTACCGCATCGCCCAGTACTGCGATCAGCAGGTCCCGAACGGGCAGGGTGGCCAGGAGCCGCGCTTTCTGTGCGACATGAACCTGCAAGGCCGCGCCGAGGCCTGGACCCTGCTGCGCGACCTGTCGGCCATCTACCGGGGCATGGTGTACTGGGCCCACGGCTCCCTGTTCATGCAGGCGGACATGCCGCGCGCCCAGGATATCGACTACGTCTTCACCCGGGCCAACGTCATCGATGGCGAGTTCGTGTATGGCGGTGCCGAGCGCAACACGCATTACAGCCGGGCCCTGGTCAGTTATGACAACCCGGCCAACAACTACGACACCGACGTGATCCCGGTGACCGACAATGCGCTTCAGCGCCGTTATCGGGACCGGCCGGTCGAAATCTCGGCCATCGGCTGCACCCGTGCCTCGGAAGCCCAGCGCCGCGGTAAATGGGCGCTGCTGAGCAACAGCCAGGATCGCACCGTCACTTTCAAGACTGGCATGGAGGGCCGCATCCCGCTGCCTGGCTACGTCATCCCAGTGGCTGATGAGCTGGTGGCGGGCCGTCCGAATGGCGGGCGGATCTCGGCCGCAGCGGGCCGCGTGATTACCCTGGACCGTGACACCCCGATCAAGGCCGGCGACCGCCTGATCCTGAACCTGCCGAATGGCACCGCCCAGGCGCGAACCGTGCAGTCTGTCGCTGGGCGCGCGGTGACGGTGACGACCGACTATGGCGTGCAGCCCGAGCCTGAATTGCAGTGGGCGATCGACTACGACGACCTGGCCGTCCAGCTGTTCCGCGTGCTGAAGACTACTCGCACCCAAGAGGGCGAGTACGAGATCACCGCACTCGAGTTCAACCCGAGCAAGTTTGCCGCCATCGACACCGGCGCCAAGCTGGACGAGCGCCCGATCAGCGTCATTCCGGTGACCACCGTGCAGCCACCGGCCAGCGTGACTCTGTCGTCCGCCCACATGATCGACCAAGGCATTGCGGTCAGCACCATGACCATCGCCTGGGCGGCCGTTGAAGGTGCTGTTGCCTATGACGTGGAGTGGCGTAAGGACAACGGTAACTGGGTGAGCCTACAGCGTGTCGGCACAACCTCTGTGGATGTTGTCGGGATCTATGCCGGCGCCTACCTGGCGCGCGTGCGTGCGGTCAGCGCATTCGACATTACTTCGATCTGGAAAAGCTCTGTCCTCACCCAGCTCAACGGCAAGGAAGGCCTGCCGCCAGCGGTCACCTTCCTCGACACCGAAAGCCTGCTGTTCGGCATCGGTATCAAGTGGGGCTTCCCGGCCGGTGCCGAGGACACCCAGCGCACCGAACTGTGGTACAGCGAGGGCACTGAGCTGGGCCTGGCCACCAAGCTGGCCGACCTGTCGTACCCACAGAACGAATATGTGATGCAGGGCCTGCGAGCCGGGCAGCGATTCTACTTCTGGGCGCGTCTGGTTGATCGCTCCGGCAACATTGGACCGTTCTTCCCTGTTGAGGGCACGCTGGTTTCTGGCATGGCCAGCGCAGATGCAAGTGCGATCCTTGAGCAGATCAAGGACCAGATCACCGAAAGCGAGCTGGGCCAGGAGCTGACCAAGCGCATCGACCTGATCGACATGAACGGCCCTGGCTCGGTGAACGAGCGCCTGGGCGAGGTCCGCAGCGACCTGGACCAGCAGATCGCCGATACCAATAACGCCGTTGTCGAGGCCAAGAACGCTCTCTCGGAGGCCCTGAACGAGGCACAGAGCGATTTGCAGGAGCAGATTGATCACATCGCTGACCTCGCTGATTCGATGCCCTACAAGCCCGGCCAGGCGTACACCGCTGGCCAGGGCGTGCTGGGCGAGGACGGCAAGCTGTATCAGGCCAAGGGCAACGTGCCGGCCGGCAATCCACCGCCAAATGACACCTATTGGACTGACATCGGCGAAGTGGTGCAAACCGCGAATGGCCTGGCCGTGCGCGTGCAGACGGTTGAAACCAAGGTCCAGACCCTGGAGGGCACCACCACCGCTCAGTCCCAGCAGATCACCGGCCTGCAGTCTGGCTTGACCACGACCAACCAGAACGTCAGCGCTGCACAGGCGGCCGCTGATGCGGCGAATACCTTGGCCGGAGGGAAGGGCAAGGTCATTGTGCAGTCGGCTGCGCCTGCCGCAGCTGATCGTTTGGCGCAAAACCTCTGGATCGATACCACGGGCAATGCGAACACCCCCAAACGCTGGAACGGCTCGGCCTGGGTTGCGGTTACTGACAAGGTGGCCACCGATGCCGCTGCGGCAGCGGCGAATGCCCTGTCGGTCGCCCAGACCAAGGCAGATGCTTCTGCGGTGCAGAGCCTGACCACCCGGGTGACCGACGCGGAAGGGACCGTCACCGCGCAGGGCCAGTCCCTGACCGGATTGCAGTCGAGCCTCATCACGACCAACCAGAACGTCACCGCTGCTCAGCAGGCCGCCCAGGACGCCGCCACGCTGGCGGGCGGGAAGGGCAAGGTGATCGTTCAAGCGGCAGCCCCGGCTGTGGCTGATCGGCTGGCCCAGAATCTGTGGATCGATACCACCAACAATGCGAACACGCCAAAGCGCTGGTCCGGTTCGGCGTGGGTGGCGGTGACCGACAAGGTGGCCACGGATGCAGCTGCTGCCGCCGCCGCTGCCAACGCTCTGGCAGCTACCAAGGCCGATGCTTCGACAGTCAATAGCCTGGGCAGCGCAGTCAGCCAGCTCGGCGACACCGTATCTGCCCAAGGCCAATCCATTACTGCGATCAACACCTCGATCGGTCAAGTGGGTGGCGAGAACTGGATTTACAACCCTTCGTTTGAAAAGCAGGGCACCAATGGTCTGGCCGACGGCTGGGCGATTGCCGGTGCGAGCGGTGTAAGCACCACGCCGAGCATCGTCTCGTCGGCCTTGGCCGCCGGGGAAATGGCCCAGCGTATTGATATCACCGGGCTATCGGCTTCTGCGTGGTCCAGGATTGGCAACCCGTCTGCTCGAAGAATCGAGGTTAACGCCGGCGCGCCGATCACGATGTCTGCGTATGTCCGTGGCACGCCTGGTCTCAGCGTCCGGTGCGAAATACAGTTCCTCAACAGTGCCGGCGGGGCAGTCAGTGGGCCACCCGTGGCTGCCAATACGTCGTTGACTGCGGAATATGGCAGGATCTCCTACAGCGTTGTGGTGCCGCAGGGCGCCGTGAGGTGCAATTACTTCGTGACGTGCTACGGCACCGCATCAATCAACGCCGGTTTCATGGAAGTAGACCGAACTCAAATCGAGTTCAGCTCAGTCATGAGTGGTTGGCATGATAACGGCGCGGTCAACGCAGGCGCGCTAGCAGCTACGTCGTCGGCCGTCCAGGAGATCACTGGACGGGTAGAGCAGACCGAATCGTCACTGACCGCTCAGTCCCAGCAGATCACCGGCCTGCAGTCCGGCCTGACCACGACCAACCAGAACGTCACGGCTGCACAGCAGGCGGCTCAGGCTGCCTCTGATGCCGCTGGCGCCAAGGGCAAGGTGCTGTACCAGTCGACCACGCCAGCAGTGGCGGATCGCCTGACGCAAAACCTATGGATCGACACGACAGGGAACGCCAACACGCCTAAGCGCTGGAACGGCTCGGCGTGGGTCGCTGTGACGGACAAGGTTGCAATGGATGCCGCTGCCGCTGCTGCCAGCGCGCTGACCCAGGTGGCGACCAAAGCCGACGCCTCGACGGTGCAGTCCCTGAGCAATACCGTGGAACAGCACGGCACGGCGATCACGGCCAACGGCCAGGCGATCACCAACATCAACACATCGCTGACTGGCCTGGGAGGTGGCAAGGCCAACCTGTTGCCTGCGGAATACAGCGTATTTGGACCTACGCTGCCGGCGCTTAGCGGCACCTCGTTCACCATGGGCTGCGTGGCCGATCCCGCCGCTCTGCGCGGGTATGCTTTGAAGCTGGACTGGACGTCAAATTCGACAAGTCTTGCAGTGCACTTCTCCACTTCCGTGGCAGCTGCCGGGATGAACATGGCGTTCAGGAATAAACGCTATATCGTCTCGTATTACGCCAGGGCTAGCGTAGCAGGGCACCAGGTGGCGAATTTCATTCGCGTCCTGCAGGCCGATGGTTCGTCAACCGTGACAGGTCCTGCTGCATTAGTGACCCTGGGAAAAGACTGGGCGCGGTATTCGGCAGTGATCGACATGACGGCGGTCACCTTCACGGGTAGCCGGATGCAGCTGTCCTTCCAGATGAACCGCTCTGGAGTAGCGGATCGCTCGGTGTGGCTTGATCGCATCATGATCGAGGAGGCGGCCGAGGGCGCCACGGCGCCGTCTGCCTTTGTTCCTGGCAGTAGTTTCGATCAGTCGCAACTGAACGCAGAAGCGACATCGGCTATCGCGGGTAGAGTGAGCCAGACCGAACAGGGATTAACGTCGGTATCGAGTAATGTAATCTCCTTGGCGAACTCCATCGGGCAAGTTGGTGGGGAGAACTGGATCTACAATCCATCGTTTGAAAAGCAGGGCACTGTTTCTCTATCAGACGGTTGGGCGATTGCGGGTGGCAGTGGGGCGGCGGTCACGCCGTCCAGGGTCGCGTCTGCGTTAGCTCCAGGGGAGATCGCTCAGCGAATAGATGTGACCGGTATTAGTCCCTCAGTATGGGCTCGGATTGGTAACCCGTCGACGCGCAGGATAACCGTAACCCCTGGCACCCCAGTAACGATGTCAGCTTATGTCAGAGGCACTCCGGGCCTCAATGTACGCTGCGAGATCCAGTTCCTGAACAGTGCTGGTGGCGGAATTAGCGGGACGCCGGTTGCGACCAACACTCCCGCTACTTCTGATTTCAACCGAATCGCCCATAGCGTAATCGCTCCAAATGAAGCGGTGCAGTGCAACTTTTTTGTGACGTGCTACGGGACCGCCTCAATCAGTAATGCATTTATGGAGGTTGACAGGACACAAATCGAATTCAGTCCGACGGCAAGCGGCTGGAAAGACAACGGCAAGGTAGCGACCACGGAGCAGGGTGCTCTCTCAACCGCCGTAGATTCTCTTTCCTCTGCGGTTTCACAGCAAGGCGGCACCCTCACAAGCGTCGGTAATCGGACGACCGCACTTGAGAACTCGGTGAACAATGCTTCTACCGGCCTGGCGACTAAAGCGTCTGCATCGTCGGTGACAGCGATTGGGAATCGCGTCACCGCCACGGAAGGCAGCCTGGCCAGTGCCAGCAGCAACATCACTGACCTGCAGAACACCCTCGGAGGGATGAATGGCGGCGTAAACCTAATTCCCGCAGAGTACAGCGTATTTGGACCTACGCCCCCCGCGATGAACAGGCAGTCAAACTTGAGTGCAAGCACGATTGCCAATGCCGGAGCTGCTGGCAAGTTTCTCCTCAAGCTGGAAAGTACTGTCTCCCAGGCGAACTACTTCTACCTGGCCGCCAGCGGAACAGATTGGACGATGAAGCTGAAGCCAGGAAAGAAGTACATCCTGTCCTTCTGGGCTCAGGCGGACGCCGCCAGGGCGATGTCACTGCGGATCAGATATCCGAATGCCGCAGGCACCAACATCGAGGTAGAGCTGGCCCAGGTCAACGTCACCACGGCTCTCACGCGAGTGAGCGCGGTCATGACGATGCCCGCAGCGCTGGTTGAAAACTGCTGTCTGGTGTTCTACCAGGCTCGCACGGCTTCTGCATCGACCCACTGGTATGACGGGTTCATGCTTGAGGAGCAGGTAGGGGGCAATGAAGCCCCGAGCAGCTTCAGTGTTGGCAGCAGCGCAAGAGAGACACAGGCAACATCCAGGGCTTTGAACGAGATGTCATCCACTGTCACTGCGCAGGGGGAGACGATCAGCGCCCAGGCTCAATCGATCAGCGGCCTGCAGACCTCCGTCGGCAACAACGCGGCGGCGATCCAGAACGAGGCAACTGCCCGTGCCAGCGCTGTCAGCGCGCTCAGCCAGCAGATCCAGACCACTCAGTCGTCATTGGGTGATACCAATGCTTCGGTGCAGCAGATCAGCACGGCGCAGACCGGTCTGAACAACCGAGTCAATGCGCAGTACTCGATCAAGGTGGCGGTAACGCAGAGTGGGGTTTATGCCCTTGGCGGGATTGGTGTCGGTATCCAGAACCAAAATGGCGTGCTCCAGTCCGTAGTTGCTGTTCTGGCTGATCGATTTGCCGTGATCAATGCGACCGGTGACGGCTTTGTCAGCCCGTTTGCTGTACAGGGTGGCCAAGTCTTCATGAATGACGCGTTCATCCGTGACGCGAGTATCACCAACGCCAAAATCGCAAATGCCGCAATCACTTCAGCGAAGATCGGAGTCGCAGAGGTCGACACGCTCCGTATCCGTGGCAATGCGGTCACTGTGCCTGTGGCTGCTACAAGCGCGGGTAATGTGGTCGGAGGCGGCGTGGGGCAATGGCGAGACTTGATAGCCGTTGGCGTTCAGATGGATGAAGCGGGGTACATCACTGCGCAATACAGCTGCTATCAAGGATTTGGCAGCGGTATCCGTAAGTACCAGTTCCGGATGGAAATCAACGGCCTGGTTATCGCTGAAGGTGGTGGCGACTGGGCTGATGGATTCCCCAACTTGATGGGCTCTATCGGTGTAGGAGTGGGTTACTTCGTCATCACGGTGAAGTGGTGGGGGGAAAATTCGGGGGTGAACGTTCAAAACCACACCTTGTACGCAATGGGGACCAAGCGATGAATAGCATTGAACACTATGCAGCCTACGAAACTGACGGTCGGATCGTCTTTGCCGTCAGCTGCCCGCCCGAACATGGGAAGAAGATCATCAGGCTGAACACCGACCGCCCCTACATCCAGGTGGCCACCCCGGCAAGGGCGGCTGAGCACTTTGTGATGGGGCAAATGCTCAAGGAGCGCCCCCTGATGGGGGCGGTACTCCAGGGCAACTGGTTGAAAGGCGTCCACGCAGGTGCTGCGGTCAAAATCGAGAGCGAAACGTACTTCGCTGATGGTAGTGATATCGAGTTGGGTTTCTCGGCGCCGGGCACGTACCACATCACGGTCAGCCTTTGGCCCTACCGCGATCAGGAGTTCACCGTTGAAAATTCAGCATAAGTGCGACCACACCAAGCGCCGCGCGGCCGAGTATCCGCCGGTGGCGGAACAACTGGACATGCTCTGGCACGCCATGGACCAGGGCCTGATGCCCAAGGCAGAGCCGTTCTACACGACCTTGCAAAAGGTCAAACAGCAACACCCGAAAGCTTGAATGCAGCACACCAACCCATGCCCGCCAAGAGCGGGCTTCTTTTTGTGTGGAGAAAACCTATGCCCTATGTCGCCATCAACCTCAGCAACGACTACGAAGTCGCCAACAAGACCCGCTTTGCCACCCAAGAGGAGGCCGATGCGCGCGCTCGAGCGATCCTGTCCCAGTTCCCGGCCGCCCAGGTCTGCGTCGCTCAGGTGCTGAAGGATTACAGCGCCGAGGTCACTATCACTGCGAATGACCCGGCCGATCTGGCGCCTGAGCCTGAAGCGCCTGTTGCCTGACGCACCCCGCAATTAACCCACGCCCGCCTAGCGCGGGCTTTTTTACGCCTGGAGAAAACCCATGACTGCACGTGGTATCCGTAATAACAACCCAGGGAACATCGATTTCAACCCACGCAACGCCTGGCAGGGTCAGCTCGGGCTGGAGGTGGGCGTGGGCAAGCCGCGTTTCGCCCGATTCGACCAGGCCGAGAACGGCATCCGAGCCCTGGGCAAGCTTTTGCTCAACTACCGGGGCAAGGATGGAATGCCCGGCGTCGGCCGGCCCGGCATCGACACTCCGCTGGAGTTCATCAGCCGCTGGGCTCCGTCCAGTGAGAACGACACCCTGGCCTATGCCCAGGCCATTGCCAAGCGCCTCGGCGTAGGCGTCCGCGATTCCATCGACATCTCCAAGCCGCAGGCACTGCGCGAGGCAGTGGTGGGCATCATCATCCATGAGAACGGCGGAAATCCGTATTCGGCTGCCATCATCGACGAGGGCGTGCGGCGGGCGCTGGCATGACGTGGCTCGGCGCTGTACCGGCCTGGTGCTGGTGGCTTATCGCTCTGGTGCTGGTTGCCGGCGGCCAGCAGTACCTGGTGGTGGTTGCCCAGGGCGAGACAGCCAAGGCTCGTACCGAACTGGCCGACTACCGCCTGGTGGTCGCTGAGAACAGCCGGCGAGCAGCAGCACAAGCGCGCGCCGAGGAGCAACGCCGCCAGAGGTTGGCAGACGAGGAGGGTGAGCATGCACGCAAGAAACTGGAAGAGGTCACCAGCCGCGCTACTGCTGCTGAGTCTGCTGCTGGCGGGCTGTACGATGAGATCGCCCGACTGCGCGCCGGCCGCCGAGCCACCTGCGATACCATCGCTGCCCAGCAGCGCCAGGCAGGAACCTCTGCCGTCGTGGTGCTCGGGGGATTGCTTGAAGAGTCTGACCGAATGGCGGGCAGCTGCGCAGCAGCGCTTGAGAGAAGCCGAATAGCCGGCCTGGCTTGCGAGGCTGTGGTTGAACGGATGAAGTGGCCGTAGATGACCCGCAGAAAAAACGAAGCCCCGGATGCTGGCGTCCGGGGCTTCTAGCTATCTTGGTCCCTATGAGTGGAAAGCTAGCGTGGCCAGATGGTATCAGCGCGAGCCCTCAGAGTCATCAGCATTTCCGACTCTAGGTGCCCGCGGCCTGTCCTATACTCTGCCGATCAACTGGCAGAGCATCGCATTTTGGACAAGCGCACCTTCATAGGGATGGTTGAGGCCGGCGAGCCGCTAATTCAGCAGGCTATCGACGCCCTGCGGGAGTATCACCAGGCCCAGGATCGCGGTGCGCCAGCGGAGGAGATCGAGCGCTTGCGTGTACTGGCTGAGTCGCTGTTCCAGGTGGTGTCCGATTACCAGCTCCGCGTCATCGCCAAGGCGAGAGGCAAGGATTTGCCACCTCTTCACTGATCCGCTGACCGGCAATTGCCCGCGACCGATCCCGCCTATACGATACTGTTTATCCATACAGTATTGGTGCCCTATGTATTTCCTCCTCGTTCGTCGCCGCGTGAATGGCGTGGCCATCCCTTCCGATCAGCTCAGGAAGATCCAGCCCTTGCGGGCCGACATCCACATCGGTGACCACCACAGTGAGCCGCTGGGCCGGGTTTCGACCCAGGCGTGGGTGTTCAACCCGTCCCCCGGTCCCGACATCATCCCCCGGCTGCACGACGCCAAGCTCAATGGCATGGCCCAGCTCGGCCTCAACATCAACGGGGTTGAAGAAATCGACGGTGCCCTTTACGCCCAGTCGTGGTGGTGCCGGGCGGTGGGCGACTATGGCAACTGAGCTTCCGCAGGCCTGGCTGGCCGAGCTGAACGACCAGGTTGCCCTGGTGGCTGATCCTGATGGGCGCGCGGCAGTGCTCGATGAGATGGCCTATGCCGCACGCCGGCGGCGAGAGGTCGATGATGGCGACCTGGTCGACATGCTGGAGATCGTCGAGTCGGCCAGGCTGTGGGCGCTGGAAGGCGCCGATCTGTGA